AAGGGCGGCTTGCGCAGCCTGTTCTCGGGCCAGTCGCGCCTCTACGAGACCGCGCGCGCCCGCGCGCAGATCAGCCGCTCGCGCCAGGCGCATCCCGTGGCCAGCCTGGGCGCGGAGGTCGCCGGCAGCGTGGCGCCGGCCGTGCTCGGCGGGCTCGGCGTCACCGCCGCGCTCGGCCGCGCCGCCACGACGGCGGGCAACATCGGTCGCGGCATGGCGGCGGGCGGGCTCGAGGGCGCCGTGTACGGCTCCGGCAACGAGGTCGGCGGCGTGCCGGAGCGTCTCGGCGGGGCCGTCGAGGGCGGCGTGATCGGCACCGCGACCGGTGCGGCTGCCGTGCCGGCGCTCGAGGCGGGCCGCTACGTGCTCGATCGCGTCGGCCGGGCCGTCCTGCCGAATCGGTTCCTGGGCGGGCAGGCCCTGAACGATGCCGCCGCGCGACGGACCTTGCGCACCACCGTCGAGGAAAGCAACGCCACGCCGGCCACGGTGCGCGGCGGCATGGAGACGGCGCAGCGGGTCGGCGTGCCGACCACGATGGGCGAGCAGATCGGCCCGCAGGGCGTCGATGTGATGGAGAGCGCGGCCCAAGCGCCCGGTCCCGGCCGGCAGCGGATCGCGGGCGTGCTCGAGCAGCGGCAGGTGGGCCAACCGGCGCGCCTCGAGAACCAGATCACCCGGCGCTCGGGCGTCAACCAGGGCAGCCTCGATACCAAGCTGCAGCAACGGCAGGCGAGGCGCGCGGCCTCCGACCCGCACTACCGGGCCATGGCTGGCCAGCCGTTGCCTTCCAGCGTCGACAGCTCGTTCCGCACCGTGCTGGCCACCCCAGCTGGGCGCCGGGCCTATCGCCGGGCGGCCGACATGCGCGAGCAGATGGTGGCGCGCGGCGAGCCGGTGTCGGCCCTGCCCGACCTCGACGCCTTCTTGCGGAGCGGCCGGGTGCTGACCGCCGACGAGGCCGACCTGATCCTGCAGGGCCTCGAGGACACCGCCCAGCGCGCCATGACGCCGGGACCGGTCCCGGGTCGCATGAGCGAGACCGGCGACAGCATCCAGTACAGCCGCACCGCCCAGCACCTGCGCGGCCAGATGCAGCAGGGCGTGCCGGAGTTCGCGCAGGCGCGCGCCGCCTGGGCCGGGCCGAGCCAGCTGATCGAGGGCATCGACCTCGGCCGCCAGGGCCTGCACGCGATGGACCTCGACACCTTCAGGACCACGTGGGCGCAGGCGACGCCGGCCGCCCAGGACGGCATGCGCATCGGCCTGATCAACGAGCTGAAGGCCCAGCTGCAGAACTACGCCGCCGGGCCGACCTCCAACGCCGCACGGCTGATCGCTCCACGCTCGGGCATCCGCGAGAAGATCAGGACCGTGCTCGGCCCGCAGGCCGACGAGCTCCTGCTGGCGATCGACCTCGAGTATCGGGGCGGGCTGAACACGCAGCAGGTGCTGGGCAACAGCGCCACGGCCCGCCGTCTGGCGGCGGCGGAAGCGATGGCCGACGAGCCGCTGGAGGGCACCAGCGTCACGCCGCAGGGCATCCTCGCCCGCGTGCTCGGCAAGCTCGACAACTGGGCGCAGCGCCGGACGCGCGAGGCCCTGGCGCAGATGACCACCGAGCAGGATCCGGCCGCGGCGGAGACGCTGGTGCAGCGGATCCTCAACCAGCCGCTGCGCTCCCGCGGCGCCGTGTCGGGCGCCCTGGTCGGCGGTCCGGCCGGCGCCGTCGGCGCTTCGGTGCTCAACGAGCGGCGCCGCTAGCCCGTCAAGCTCGTCCGAATCTTGTCTCGCGCCCGCGCCTGACGGAGGGTCTGCATGGCGACCTGGAAAGACTACGACATCAGCGCGGCATCGAACGGCAGCGGCTCGCCGCCGTTGCGGTTCCCGGAGGGCTCGTTCCGCGGCAGCGACGTGAATGATTGCTTCCGCTCCATGGCGGCGATCATCCGTGATCTTGGCGACAAAGCCGCGCTGCTGCCGCTCAACGAGGATGACAGCGTCAACTACGGGCCCGCCGAGGGCCGGCTGGGCACCGCGGCCTTCCTGGATACCGACGAGCTCGATCCGGCCTCGGGCGATCTCTACAATAGAACTAGGGTCGTCGCGGCCAAGGACATCCGCCTGTTCTACGGCACCTTGGCGGAGGCGGCGACCGAGGCGACCTATGGTTGGGCGATCTGTGATGGTCGAACGCAGAACTCGATCGTCACGCCCGACCTGAGGGGCAGGTTCCCGATGTTCTATTCGGCGACCGATGCCCCGAAGGCCACCGGCGGCGCCACCAGCAAGACCTCCTCGAGCAACGGCGCGCACACGCATAGCGGCAGCAGCACCGGCGGCACGGCGCTGACCGTGTCGCAGACGCCCGTGCAGTTCTCGACACGGCAGGTCGAGAGCGGTTCCGACGTCACCATCAAGGAGGCCGAGAGCAAGACCGCGAGCACCCACAACCACTCCGTCTCCATCGCCAGCGACGGCGCGCACACCCACAGCGTCAGCGACGTGCGTCCGTCGTGGGTCGCCATCGTCCCCTTGCTCTGGGTAGGCACCTGATGCCGATCGACACCGACCTGCTGTCCACGACCGGCGCCGTGGACAAGGAGGACGTGCGCACCGGGCTGATCCTGCCGGCCGCCGCCGACATCGCCGCGCTGCAGGCAGCCGCGGCCACGCTGCAGGAGGACGTCGCCGCGCTCGAGACGGTCGTCGGCGGGCTCGAGGACGCCTACACGGTGATGACCGTGTCGGAGTATGCCGGGGCGACGCTCGAGGCCGACACCGCCTACTCCATCGAGCCAGCGTGGGTCGCCGCCACGGACGACCTGCCCGACCTCCTCGACGATCGGTGGGACGGGGTCGAGCTGACGGTCGGGACCGAGGAGCCCAGGATCTACCGTTGCCTGCCCGACGGTGAGGGCGGCCGATCCTGGGTGGCGATCGGCACGGTCAGCGCGGACAGCCCGACCTTCACCGGCACGGCGACGGTTGAATCCCTCAAGATCGGCGACCTGTGCTTTCTGACCGAGGTCGACGGCGACGCTTATCTCAGTGTCAATGCGCGCTACGACGGAAGTGATTGGCTGCGGATCGACGTGACCGCGCCGGCCTACCGCCTGCAGTGGAACGTCGCAAATAACATGGACTTTGAGTCCTACAAAGCCTGTACTTTCTGGATTGCTTCGGCCGCTGCCAACCCTATTGGGGCTATCGCCACAGTGGGCGGCTGGGAACTTGCTTTCTCTATGTCACAATTTCGCGACTGGACCCAGGGTGGCGGCGGGACCGAGTTCGACGGGCACGGCACGGTTGAACAATACGGCTACGGCCGCTACCAACATGCGACCATCTCCGGGGTCGCAAAAACCGGACTGTTATGCAACCAATACCTGGATGAGAGCGGGCGCGATCGGCCGCTGAAGCCGAGCTGGCAGGCCGGCTTCCAGAGCGACGGCACCACCGACCGCTTCGTGATCAGCCGCGGCGCCGGTGGCGTCTCCTGGCCCGGCTGGACCGAGCTGCTCACCCTGTCGAGCACCGGCAGCCTGACCGTGGCGCAGCCGCTCGCGGTGGCGCAGGGCGGCACGGCGGCGACGACCGCCTCGGCGGCGCGGACCAACCTTGGCGTCGGCACGGCCGGCCTGTCTGTGGTCGCCGACAACGCCGGCACCGTCCTGACCGCGGGGGGCATGGGCGACATCGAGATCCCGTTCGCCTGCCTGATCACCAGCGTCAAAGGCTTCGCCGACCAAAGCGGCAGCGTCAGCGTCGATTTCCTGCGCGCGGCCTCCGGCGTCTACCCGCCGGTGACCTCCTTGTGCGCCGGGGCGCCGCTGGCCTTGTCGAGCGCGTCGAGCGCCACCGCGACAATCTCTGGATGGACCAAGACGCTGGCAGCTGGAGATATTCTCAGGCCCGTCACCAGCAGCATTTCCACGATTACCCGCCTCACCGTCAACATCACCTTGACGAGGACTTGACGATGGCCTTGGTCACCTTCGAGGGCTTTGATCAGTTCGACGACACCGGCCTGGGCACCCAGCTGTTGACCAAGGGCTGGGCGGCCATCGTCTCCCCCGCCGGCGCCGCCGGCCGGTACGGCGGCCGATGCTTCCGGCTCACCACCAACTCGGTCACCGCGCGCTACGATTTTGCCGCGGCCCTGGCGACGGCCACGGTCGGGCTGGCGTTCCAGAGCACCGCCACGAACGCCACGTCGTCCTCGATCGTGATCTTCACCGACTCCGGCACGACGGGCCAGTTCGGCCTGGGGCTTAACGCATCCAACAAGTTTTTCGTCTTTCGCGGCACGACGTCGACCGTGGTGGCGACCTCGGCCACCGGCCCGGTGGCTCTGCAGTGGTATTATCTGGAGTTCCAGGCGACGATCCACAACACCACCGGTGCCTACGAAGTAAAATTGAATGGAACGCAGCTCGCCGATCTGACCGCGACTGGCGTCAACACCCGCTCGACCGCCAACAACCAGACGACTGGGGTCTATCTGTCCAGCACCGCCAACCCGACCGGCTTCTTCTATTGCGACGACTTGTACATCACCGACACGACGGGCGGTTCGAATACCGGATTTCTCGGCGAGGTCCGGGTGACGACCATCGTCCCGACCGGTGCCGGGGCCAGCACGCAGTTCACCCCGTCGACCGGCAGCAACTGGCAGAACGTCGACGAGATCGGCACCAGCGGCACGGCGGCCGACACCGACTACAACAGCTCCAGCACGGCCGGGCACATCGACAGCTTCGCGATCAGCAGCAGTTCCATTTCCGGCAGTCCGGCGGTCTATGCTGTAGCCTTGAGCGTCACCTGCCGGAAAGACGATGTCGGCGTCAGGACGATCCGGACGCGGCTGAAGTCCTCCGCGGCGATCAGCACCGGCACGACCTCGACCGTGCTGTCGAGCTACGGGACGTTCAGGACGGTGCATTTGGTCGACCCGAACACGACCGCGGCCTGGAGCGTCGCGGCGGTGAACGCGATGGAGATCGGCTACGAGCTGGTGAGCTAGCTCGATGGCCGTCCGCGTCACCCAGACCAGCGCCGAGGCGCTGGTCACCGACAACACCGCTCGCAGGGTGCGGGCTACCCAGGTCTCAGCCGAGGCGCTGGTCACCAACAACACCGCCCGCCGGGTGCGGACCACCCAGATCAGCGCCGAGGTGCTGCAGACCGTCGGCACCAACCCGGCGGTGCTGCGGGTCACCCAGATCAGCGCCGAGGTGCTGATGCAGGTGGTGCCCCCGGCCAGCCAGCGCTCCCGGGTGGTCTGGATTGTGTAAGCGCGCGGGATCGCTGAGGAGCCGCCGGCCGTGACCCTGACCGTCGTCGGCAACAGCTTGCGCTGGCACGACGTGCCGATCGTCCTGCGCGGGGTGGCGGTGGGCGATCCCCTCGACGCGCGCGGCTGGCGGCCGACCAGCGACTACACGACCCTGTCGAGCACCTGGGGCTGCAACTGCGTGCGCCTCAGCGTGCAGAGCCTGTCCTGGCGCGACCAGCAGGCCGGGCTGCTCGAGGCGCTCGAGAGCGACGTGGCGGCAGCCCTGGCGGCCGACATGTGGGTGATCATCACTTGGCATGTCATCGGCTGGCCGGATGGCTTCACGGATACCCCTGAGTGGTACGACACGGATTTTAGCCTCGCGGTTGATTTTTGGACGGACATGAGATCGCGTTTCGGCTCGGAGCCACGGGTGCTGTTCGAGCTCTGGAACGAGCCGCTGTCCGAGGATGCCTACGGCGGGACCAGCACCGAGGACACCTGGCCGGAGCTCAAGGCGCGCTACGAAGAGCTGGTGACCTTGATCCGTGAGGAGTCGGCGAACGTTATTCTGTGCTCTGGTGATATGAACTCGTATGACCTGCGAAGCATCGCCGACAACCTGATCACGGGCGACAACGTCGGCTATATTTGGCACGTCTATCCTCTCTACAACGCCGATCCGCCGATCGGGAAAAGCACCATCGCCGAGCATCAGGCGGACTGGGCCGAGAAGCTCGACGGGCTGCCGGCCGTGGCGCCGGTCGTGGTGACGGAATGGGGCTTCCAGCCGGACGTCGCGGACCACTGGTCCGGCACCGCCGAGAGCTTCGGCACGCCGCTGGTCGAGCTCCTGGACGACGACGACCTGCATTGGACCGCCTGGATCTGGCACCCCGAGTGGGGGCCGCCGATGCTGACCGAGGACTGGTCCGGCGTGAACGTCTTCGGCGCGTTCGTGCAAGCCACCCTCGCGGCGACGACCCAGGCCCGGCCGAGCGCCGAGCCCGAGGATCCCGAGGATCCCGAGGAGCCGGAGCCTCCTGAGCAGCCGCCCGCCGTGCTGCACCGCATCCTGCGCAGGAAGCCGACCGGCGGCCCGATGCAGACCATCCGCGTCGTCAGGCCGTCCTAGCCCGCCCCAAGTTCGGAGACTCGCATGTCCGAGATCTATGTCCGCACCGCGCTGTCGCGGCGCGGCGGTCTTCCCTTGCCCGCGGCCTCGCCCGACACCTCCCTCGGGGTGCGGCTCGCCGTCGGCTCGACGGCGACGACCAGCAGCGCGCTCACGGCCGGGCTGTACTACATCGGCAACAGCGTGGCATGCTATCTCGCCATCGGACAAAATCCCACGGCAACAACCGGTGCCACGAACCTTCCGCTTTTTGGGCCGTCGACTATCACCATCGCGATCAAGAGTGGGCATAAGATTTCGGTTATTCGCGACGCGACCGACGGCTACTTGTGGATCGTGCCGGCGAGGAGCAACTGATGCTCGATCTCCAGCCCCTTTATTACGGCACATCGACCTTCACCGTCGGCCGGTTCGGGGTGCTCGGCACCCTGCCGGCCGTGCCGCAGGGGCTGGGGCTGATCTACGACCTCGACTTCCAGCACACGGCGACCAGCACCGACCTAAGCAACGCCGGGTACAGCTTTAGCAGGACGGGTAGCGCGTGGGACGAATTCGGCAACAGCTTCAGCTCGGGCACGCCGCGCATCGTTCCTGGTAAGGGTTTGTTGATCGAAGGAAGTCGAACCAACAGTGTTCGCAACAGCACGATGGTCGGCGTGGCGGCGGGCACGCCGGGCACCCTGCCGACCAACTGGACCGCCAGCGCCGCCACCGGCTTGTCCCATCAGGTCGTCGGCACCGGCACCTTGGGCGGGCTGACCTATCTTGATTTGCGGGTCTACGGCACCGCCGGCAGCACGGCCGCGACCGGCTTCTCGCCCGAGGCCGCCACCCAGATCGTCGCCAGCAGCGGCCAGACTTGGACGGCTTCCTGGTACATGGCCCTGGTCGGCGGCAGCCTGAACAACGTCACCGCGCTTCGCTTCGACGTCACCGAGCGGAACAGCGGCGGGTCGGCGGTGCAGACGACCAACGGCAGCGACATCAAGGGCAGCTTGACGACGAGCCTGCAGCGCTTCTCGCTCACCCGCACGCTCACCGACGCGACGACGGTCGGGGTGCTCACCAGCATCCGCGGCGCGGTCACCAACGGCGCGGCCGTCGACTACACGCTGCGCCTCGCCGCGCCCCAGATCGAATCGGGCGCGCATATGTCGTCGCCCATTTTAACCTCCGGCTCTGCAGCGACCAGGAACGGCGAGTCCTGCATCCGCACCATCCAGCCCAGCTTCATGGCGCAGGGCACGGTCCTGGTCGAGTACGGCAACCCGGCCGGCGGCACCGCGCGGACGTTCCTGCTGCTCGTCACGGACAGCGGCAACAGTCGCTGGAATCTGCGGTCGAGCGACGGCGGCAGCTACGCGCCCAATCTGGCCGTCGGCGACGGCACCGCCAACACGACGCTGGTCGGCACCGCGTACGCGGTCGGCACCGGCCAGCGGGCCGCCGCGGCCTGGACCGGCTCGCGCTCGATCCTGGCGCACAACGGCACGCTCACCGCCGCCGGGAACGGCTACACGTCGGATGGCACCACGCAGCTTGTCCTGGGCGGCACATCGGACAATGCGCACTGGGGCTACATCCGGAGGATCCGGCACTACGCCGCGGTCTTCACCGACAGCAACCTCCAGCTCGCGACCGCCGACTTCGACCTCAATCTGGCTTACGACGCGACCGCCAACGACCTCGCCGCGGCGGGCTTCGCCACGACCCGGGCGACGGCTGCCTGGGATGAATTAGGAAGATCTTACACATCAGATACACCTAGGGTTGTTCCGGGACGCGGTTTGTTGGTCGAGGGTGCCCGAACGAACCTCGTTTTGCGCTCGCAAGAGTTCGACAACGCCGCCTGGACCAAGTCCTCGGTCACGGTGACCGCGAACGACGCCATCGCTCCCGATGGCACCCTGACCGCCGACAAGCTGACGGAATCCGGCTCCGGCGCGATCACCCGCCCCGGCACCGCGCTCACCGTGACCGCGGCCACCAACTACACGGTCTCGTTCTATGCGCGGCGCAGCAATTTCACTTGGCTGCGCGTGCTCGTCGGCGACGACAGCGCGTTCACCAACCGCATCGCGGGCTGGTTCGATCTGCTCAATGGGGTCAAGGGCAGCGTCGTGGTCAACGGCGCGGTGACCTCCGGCGGCTCGACCATGACGGCGATCGGCGGCGGATGGTATCGGTGCGCGATCGTTTTCTCGATGAACTCGGCGACGACAGCGTTTCCGGCGGTGGTGAGCGCCAGCGCCGACGCGTCCACGACCCGGGCCGACGTGGGCGGCGGTGCCGGCATCGGCGGCATCATGCATGTCTGGCAGGCCCAGGTTGTGGCCTCGTCGTTCGTCGGCACGCCCATCGCGACCACTTCGGCCGCGGTGACCAGGAACGTCGACGCCATCGTCGCCACCCGCGCGGCGGGGCTGCTCGATCGCGGCAGCGCGCTGGTCCGCGCCGCCCTAGCGCCGGGCAGCGACAGCGGCGTGCAGCAGATGCTGCTCACCCTGCACGACGGCACCGTCAACAACCGGCTTTCGCTTTATCGCTCGACCGCGACGTCCGCCCTGACGCTGTATCTGGGCGCCGGTGGCGTGCAGCAGGCCTCGCTCGGGGGTGGCGCGGGCTCGGCCAACGCCTTGGCGATCAGCGGCGGCGCCGGCCGCTGGGCCACCGACAACACCGCGTGGTCGGTCAACGGCGGCGCGGTCACGGTCGATGCGGTCGCGACCGTCCCGGCGATGACCAGCGAGCAGCTGGGCGCGCGCAACGGCAACGCCGAGCCGCTCTACGGCTACCTCCGCCGGATCAAGCGCACCACGACCCTGCTGACCGACGCCGAGCTGCAGGCGGCGTCGAACGGCTACGACCTCTCGTTCGCGCTCGGGGCGACCGCGGTCGAGTTGTCCGGCTCGGGCTGGTCCTTTTCCAGGGCCGGCACGGCCTATGACCTATGGGGAAACAGCTACCCGGCCAACCAGCCCAGGATCGTGCCCGGCCGGGGTCTCCTGCTGGAAACCGGCGCCCGCACCAATCAGGTTTTGCAGTCGAACACCTTCAGCTCCGGCAGCTGGACCAAGACCGAGATGACGCTGACCGCCGCGGCCGGCATCAGCCCCGACGGGACGGCGAACGCGTGGTCGATGGTCGAGAGCGCCAACAGCGCCTCGCGCACGATGCAGAGCAGCGTCAGCTTCACCTCGGGCACGACCTACTGCTTCAGCTGCTACTACAAGCCGTTGCCGGGCTCAGCGACGCGCTACGCGCGGATCCTGCTGCCGGCGGTCGCGTTCGGGGCCAGCAGCTTGGGCGCGAACTTCGATACGAACACGGGCGCGGCGACGAACGTTGGCGCCGGGGTGACCACCCCGGCCGTGTCGATCGGCGGCGGCTGGTGGCGGTTCGCGATCACCGCCACCGCGGTAGCCACCTCGTCGAACAGCGTCATCATCGGCATGTCGGTGAACACCCTCGGCACGACCAACTACGCCGGTGACGGCGCCAGCGGCCTCCTCGTCTGGCAGGCCCAATGCGAGGCCGGGGTGTTCGCGAGCACGCCAATCCCGACCACCTCGTCGACGGTCACCCGCGCCGCGGACGTCCTCACCGCCGCCCGCACGGCCGGTCTGCTGACCACCGGCTCGGTTCTGCTCGAGGCGACCACCGCGTCCGGGGTCGACGCCAGCGTCAACGCGGGGCTTTACGCGGCTTATATTGACGCCGCGACCTATCTGTGGGTCTACCGCGGCACCAGCCGCGCGATCGGCGTCGACAGCCAGGGCGGCGGGCAGGCGTTCGCGACCGTGGCCGACCGCACCCACCTGCGCCTCGCCATGACCTGGACCAGCACCGGCTACCGAGCCTGCCTGAACGGCGGCACGGTCCAGGCCGGCACCGGCTCGGGCGCGTTCACGACGGAAGCGCTCGGCGACCTGCCGCCCTACGGCAGGCCGTCCTTCGGCTACGTGCGGCGGATCGCGCGCACGGGCGAGAGCTGGTCCGACGCCCAGCTCAAGGCGTTCACCTACGGCGCCGTGCTGTAACCTTTCACGCCGCGGGTCGCGCCAGCGTCCAGACGATCCAGCCGAGGGCGAGAGCGCTCGCCAGGGCGAGGAGCGGCGCCACCAGCAGCCAATCGAGCACGGTGGGAGGCCGGTTGCCTGGCGCTTCGGTGCGGGCGGTCATCGGGCAGGGTCCAGCTCGAGCCGCGTGGCACGCAAGGTCTCGGCCAGGGCCGGGTCGGGCGGCAGCCGCCACATGCGGCGCGCGTAGACCGCCTGCATCAGCGCGTTCTCGCGGCGCAAGAGCCAGCTTCGCCGGCCTGCAAGAGCCTCTTTCCAACCGACGGTCGACAGCATGGGCTCTCCTCTTCAGGCGGCTCGGGCCGGCAGCGGCGCCGGGCGCGCCGCGGCGCGCGGGCCGTAGGTCCGCTCGAGCGCGAGCAGCAGCCGGTCGACCGGCGGGGCGCCCTTCTTGCGCTTGGGCTCCGGCTCGGGCTTCTCGACCCTGGCCCGGCCAACCGCCAGCGTGTGCCCGGCGGCGGCCAGGGCGAGGCGCAGCTTCTCGCCCTTGATGCCGTGCGCCTGGGCATGGGTGGAGGTGGCGATTCCTGGCCGCCACGACGCCACTGCCCTCGCCAGCCGTTCGCCCGCCCGGGCGAGCTGCGTCCGCGAGCGCATCTCGTAGCGGCACGGCAACGAGCAGGCCTTGCGGGAGCGCCAGAGCTCCTCGCGCTCGCCCTTCTCACGGTGGACGAGCTTGCCGCAGATGCAGCAACGGTGCGGCGCGCTCACGGCCGGCTCCAGCGCAGCATCGCCGGCTCGAGCGCCTGCCGGTCCTGCCGGTCCTGCCAGCACTCGAGGCTGCTCCTGTTGCGGCGCGTGTCGAGCCCGGCGCCGCTGTCGAGCCGGACCTCGACCCGGGCGAGCCGGTCGGAGAGGTTGGCCAATCTCTCCTCGAACCCGCGCCAGGTGGCCTCGACCGCGACCCGCCGCGCCTCGCCGCGATTGTCCATGCCGTCCAGCCGGCGCTCGAGCTGCTCGAGCTGCAGGCTCATCGTCGAGCGGCCGACCGTCTGGCTCACGCCCCAGGAGCCGAGGCCCATGATCGCCGCGACCAGGGTCGAGGTGACCGCGAGCCAGCCGCGGCTGATGACGATGCCGGTCTCCGTGCCCTCAGCCATCGCGGGCCGTCCCGGCGAGACAGGCCCTCGATTGAGCGCGGAGCCTCGCATAGTCGGGGACGAAGCGATCTCCAAGGACCGACGGGTCGGGTAGGAGAACGAGCTCCCGAGCCGCCTGCAGCATCACCGCGGCGCCGTAGGCCACCGGCACCGGACAGGCCGCCGTGTCAAAAGCTTCCGTCGCGCAGGCGGTCAAGGACAGAGGCGCGATCACGAGGGCCAAGCGCGTCAGCATGGGCGATCTCCCGCTGGAGGGCAGCCTGTCTGATCAGCGCGCCTCGATCGGCGGCGGCCCGTCCGGCGGCTCGTCCCGTGTGGGCGAGGATGGCGATCGTGGCCAGGACAAGGCCCAGGAACCAGGCGGCGAGCTTGGCCCCGGTGGCGACCGCAGCGACGGACAGCATGTCTTCACCCGCAGTGGGCTGTTGTTGCCGCCAACCTATCAGACGCCACCCGGGTCCGCGCCGGGGCATGAGCGCGCTGCCCTGCGACCTATTGGCGACCAACGCAACGATCGGCTCGACCGCCTGTTGTAGGGCTGAGTGTTGTGTTCGTTTTCCCGCAGTTGACTGATGTGCCCGCCAGGCGTTTGCCGGCGGGCATTTTTTTCCATCGGCGCGTATTGACGCGCGGCGCCCCGGAAGCTGCCGACCTCCGACCGCCGGCCGTAGCTTCGGGCAGCCGGTTGCCGCAGGGCTGGAGGCTGTCCCTCCCAGCCTCGCCCGTCCAGAAAAGCCGGCCCAGTCCCCTGCGGGGACAGCTTCCCGCCGTGCAGCGTCGCCACACGCTCCGGCCGGGCACCGACGCGGTCGGCGGGGCTGCCTCCCCCTGCCGGCCGCGTCACCTTCCCGGAGATCGTTCATGAGCATCCTGCGTGAGCGGGCGTCGGCGCTGGCCGACGTCCTCGATCGGCATGCCCAGGCCAGCGCCGCCCTGATCGACGCGCAGCTCGCCGTGCATCGCGGCATCGAGCTGCTGGCCGAGGCGGTCGACCAGACCGAGGCCCAGGTGCAAGCCCTCAACGACCGCCTGGCGCAGCCGCCCGTCGCCAATGGTCCTTGGGGTCCTGGCGAGCGCTCGGGCCATCGGTGGTGGTCGGGCGTCGCCTTTCGCGGCACGATCCCGCCCTTGCTCGCCTTCGTCCAGGGCCCGCGCGCCGGGGTCAAGATTGACCTCGTCCAGGTGTTCAGCCCCGGCAACGCAGGCTTGAACGACAGCTGGGAGCACATCGCGGGCGGACCCGGCGACGACCCGACCAAGCTCGACGGCACGCTGACCATGACCCGCGGCAGCAAGCAGGCGGCGGTCATCTGGGCCGACCCGCTGGTCGGCGGCCTGCCGGTCGCCTACACCATCCGGCCGATCCCGAGCTGCGCCAGCAACGAGGACGGCAAGAACCCGGCGGTGTGGGAGGAGATCGCCAAGGGCGAGCATGACAGCGTCTACCGCATGCTCGGGCGGCGCATGGCCCACCTCGACCAGAAGCACAACCGCACGGCGCCGCTTATATTAGAAATTGGTCATGAGTGCAGCGGGGGGTGGTATCCACATAGCATTGAGGGTGCCTTGCCCGACGGGCGGTTCGTCTGGCAGATCTTCCCGGGCGCATGGGCCCGCATCGTCGAGGGCATCCGCCAGGGCTACCTGAGCCTCGGTGGCAAATACTGCCCCTATCTGTTTGTCTTCCGGCCGGCGCGCGGCGTGCTCGCGGGCGGCGTGCGCCTCGACCGCTACCTGCCGCCGCCGGGCACCTGGGACGCCATAGGCCTCAGCCAGCACGACAACGCGCCGATGTGCTCGGCGGCCAACCCGCGCGCCTGCTGGAGCCCGAGCGTCCGCAAGGACGGGACCGTGGAGATGGAAGGCCTCTTGCTGCTCGCCGAGATCGCCGACCGGCATCGGCGCGCCATCGCGATTTTCGAGTGGGCCGGCTACCCGCCGGACACCGCCACCGTCTATCCTGGCAACCCGGAGGGCGAGCGGTTCGTCGCGGCTTTCTGGGACTTTTGCCGGACCCATAGCCATTTGATCGCGGCCGAGTGCTACTTTGACAGGGGCGCGACGGGTTTTGCGGAGCGCCCGGACTGGTCGGCGTCCATCGCCTACCGGGCGCGTTGGGGCGCGCCGCAGGCCTGGGTGCCGGGTGCCGGTGCCTGATACCGTCGCGATCCTTCTCGGTGTCTTGGTGGCTTGCGGGGCGGTGGCGATGGTCGCCTTCGTCAGCGCTGCGGTGATCCTGCTGCGGAGGGCGCGCGGGATCAGGAGGGGCAAGAATGCCCGAGCGGACAATGTTGCAGTTTCTAGCGAGGGTCGAGCTCGTCAACGCGGTCGCTGCCGTGGCGATGACCATCGGCTTGGTGGTCGCCTGCTTCCTGCTCGACGCGAGCTATCGCCGGCTGGGGGTGATGCAGGCGCAGCTCGAGCAGCGCAACGCCTTGGGTGCTCGGGCGCTGGCCGAGCTGCAGCGACAGAGCGACCAAGGGGCGGAAAGCCTGAAGCTCCTGCTTGAGGCGGCGCGGCGCCTCGGGCGCTGACCCCCGCCGCGAAGGTGCTTATCGTTGAGGACGAGACGATTATCGCCCTGATCCTGGAGATGACCCTCACGGGGGCCGGGATCGAGGTGTGCGGCGTCGCCGGTTCCGAGGAGGAGGCCTTGCAGATGGCCGCGATCTGCGAGCCGACGCATGCCATCTGCGACGTGCGGCTCGCGCCCGGCGACGGCCTGACGGTGGCGCGCGAGCTGCAGGCAAGATACCACTGCGCGATCGTGTTCTCGACCGCCTACGCCCACGATGTCTGCCACAAGCCGGGCCTGCCGCCCGGTGTGTGCCTGGGCAAGCCCTACGACCCCGCGCTTCTGCTCGCGGCCCTGCTCGCCGCGCGCGAGATCGCCGATGGCCAGCCGCCGTCGAAGCTGCCGCACGGGGCGGTGATCGTGGGGCCTTGAGGGGCAAAGGCAGCCCCACGGCAGCCCGTCACGGAGCCCCGGCCGGAAGCCCCCGGCCGGGGCTCTTCGTGTTCTACGGGCGAAGCCTAAGACGGAGGAGCGAGCATGGACGATCAACAGCCCACCGGCTGGCGCGACATCGAGACAGCACCGACAGACGGCACGCCGGTCTTGGTCTTTGCCCAGGACTTGCAGGAACCGCCGCCCGGTGTGGATGGCAAGCTGCCCTCCTTCCAGGCGGTGGCGAGCTACCACCCTGATGCCGGGTGGTGCGTCTGCGAGTTGCGCATGGCAACGCACTGGATACCGCTCCCCGAGCCACCGCCCGGGGCCAGCGCGTAGACCCGTCTCCTGCGGGCGAAGCACGCGGCAGGCCGCGCGGCACATTGCTGCAGTGCAGCATAAACCTCTGGGAAGGTCGGCGGCGCGTCCCCATGTGGGAGATGAACCCGCACGGATTGATTGGACCCATGCCTCCCTTCCGCCACCGCGACCGACTGGAGCAGCGCCTGCTGGGCCTGGGCGAGCGCGTGGCGGAAGAGGATGTGCCCGAGGATCTGCGGTGGTTCACGTGGCGGCCGGAGACCCAGCGCCTCTACTGCTGGTCCTGGGCGGTGCGCGACGGCTGGCTCTGGGGCCGGCTGCACGATCAGGACGGCGAGGGCGGCGTATGGCGCGTGCCGATCTCCGGCGCGGTGCGGCAGGCGCTGCGGGCGATCGGCCGCCACTTGGGCGCGGGCATCACCCTGGTCGCGGCGCGCGTCTGCCTGTCCGTCGCCGACGCCTGACCGCTGCGGGCGAAGCCGCCTACGGCACCAGCCCACGGCGCGTGAGCTCGGCGAAGATGTCGGCGGCGGCCTGACAGTCCGACATGGCGTCGTGCGCCGTGCCCGGCATCGGCCGCCCGAGCAGGTGCTGGTAGCTCTCGCCGAGCTTGGGCGACTTGAACCAGTCCCGGCCGGTGGCGAGCATGGCCTCGGTCGGCGGGATGGCGCACAGGTCGCGCGTCGCTGCCATGGTGCAGAAGGCCGGGAGGCTGTCCCAGTCGCGGACCAGCCGGCCCAGGGCGATGCGCAGGACCCGGCTGTCGAACGTCTCGTTGTGCGCGACGCGGACGTGCGCCTGCGCGGCCAGGGCCAGGAACCGCCCAAGCGCCTCCGCCTCCGGGATACCTTCCTCGAGCGCCCGCTCCATGCTGATGCCATGCACCCTCGAGGCCGCGGCCGGGATGATCCACCCCTGGGGACGGACGATCACGTCGAGCTCGTCGAGCTGGCGCCAGCCGCTGTCGAGCAGCAGCGCCGCGAGCTGGACCGGATGCGGCTGCGCCGGGTGATCGTCCGGGAGCTCGTCGCGCAGGAGGGCGTTGGTCTCTAGGTCATAGACCAGGACGGTCACGCCGGCCTCGCCAGGGCGGCCACCATCGCCTTGAGATCGACGATCGGCGACACCGGAGCGCGGACGATCGCGTCGACCGATTTCCGGCTGGCCAGGGTCTCCACCGCGCTGGCGACCGCCACCACCGCCTGCTGCCGCGACTTGTCGACCGGCGGCAGGGCCTCGTAGTCGCGCACCGACAGGGTGATCCGTCGGGTCCGGCGGGCGGCGGAGCGCACCGAGGCCAGCGAGCGGCTGCCATGCACCACCGTCTCGGTATCCTCGAGGGCCTTGAGGCCGACGCGGATGATGGTCCCGAACACCAGCTGGTGGTCCCGCATGACGATCCTGCGCGCCTGCGCCAGCCGCGACCGGCCCGGCTGGTCGGTCACGCTGAACCCGACCCGAAGGGCGATGTCGTCGTAGGTGGCCGTGGCGCCGATCGCCACCTGCCGCAGCAGATCGATCAGCATCCGGGTCTCGGGCTGCGGGACGGCGTTCACGGGCATGTGGGGATCCTTGGTGAGAGGACGTTGCCTGGTGCTGAGGCGCGATGTGACGGGCTGCGCTGCGGCGCGGCGCCCTGGGGCGAGGAGCGCGGCGCTGTGGAAAGAGGACGTTGAGGTGAGGAACGCTGAGTTGAGGTGCGGCGCGTAAAGTAGCGGCACGTCGGGAAAGGGCTGGGAAGAGGACGTTGCGAGGCACGGCGCCGGGGCGCGGGGTGCCGGGTCGCGGAACGAGTTGGAGCGCGGCGCGAGGCTGCGGTGCCGCGGGAAGCTCGCTGTGGAAAAGAGGACGTTGCGGAACGGAGCGGCGCGCGAGGTAGCGTGGCGCTGAGCGAAGCAGAGGAGATTTGCGCAGCGGCGGAAAAGGGGTCGGAAACAGGACGTTGCGTTGTGCTGCGCCATGCGGCGAGGTGCTGCGGCGAGGCACGGTAAGGAGCGCTGCTGCGGCGCGGTGGTGTGGCGAGTGGCAGGCCGAGGCCTGCGAGCCCGAAGGCTCCTCGAGCGGCGGACGGGCTCGGGGAGGCCTCGGATGGGGACGTTGCCGGGAGAGGCGTAGAGTAGCGCGACAGGGAGAATCGCTGCGGTACGGTGCGACACTCGCCAAGGAAAAGAGGACGTTGCCGGGAGAGGCGTGGCATGACGGGTCGTGTGGATGCGGCGAGCCGAGCCGGGACGAGCGGACGTTGCGGCGCGGCACCATGCGGCGCGGGTCGTGAAGCGGCGTTTTGTGGTGCGGAGCTGCGCCAAGACGCGGAGCGGAACTCACCAGTCGATCAGGCCCACGTGACCCGCTCGACCACGAACCTACCGTAGTAGCCGCCCTGTCGGGGACGGAACCGGCCGACCCCGACGAACGAGCCGGCCTCGCGCAGGTGCTCCTCGAACACCGGCGGGGTGACCGTCTCGTCCAAAATCACGAAGCTGGCCTCGACGACCCAGTCCTCGGGGATCTTCGGGAAGCAGCGCCAGACCCGCTTGCCGGAGCCGCGCACCCCGTTGGCGTGGACGTAGAGCCACTCCCCTTCGACCTCGTCCTTCCGCAGGCCGAGGGGCACGGGCTCGGTGCAGAGCAGCCCGGCCTCAAAGTGCTTGGTGTAGGTCGACTTGCCACGACCCGGGATCTGCCGGCCGGTCATCTTCGCGGCTTCCGACACCGACCACTTCAAGGCCATCGGCGGGATGAACACGTTGCCCTTGCCGTCGAAGTGCAGCTTCTCGCGCCATGTCCGCTTCTCCCAGTCGTCGGGCCCCTCCTTCTCCAACCGGGGGGTGACGTGCATGCGGGATTGTGACATGGGCGAGACGCCGTGAAGGCGGGCGATGGCGGTTCTCATGGGGGTCCTCCTGGCGGAAAAGACGTTGGGTCGAGCTTCGTGGCGACGCGCAGCGCAAGGGCGGGGCGCGGGGCGTAACGGCGGGGAAAGGACGTTGAGTCGAAGGGCGACTTGGTTCGATGCGCGATGTGGAGAAGAGAAGAGTGGAGGGAACAAGAGAAGACGTTGAGTCGAGTCGCCTGGCGGCGCGGCTTGTTGCGCCAAGTTGCGCCACGGCGGGAAAGGGGTGGAAGAGAAGACGTTGGGTCGAGTCGCCTCGCGATGCGGCGCGGCAAGACGTGAAGCGAAGCGCAGCGCTGGGACAGGGTTCGCTCATGCCGCCTCCTGCCGCTTGCCGACCTCGACCAGACGGTCCTCGACCAGCCGCCAGGTCGGCACCCCGGCGGCCTGCAGCCGCTCGGCCGCAGCCGCGGGCGCCGTGAGCAGGAGCAGGGTCGGCACGCCCGAGGCCCGCACCGCCGCCAGCACCCCGTTGCGGTTGCGGGTGTCGAGCACGTCGAGCCCGTCGAGGATGCACAGCGCCGATCCATCGGCGCGGGCGACCGCCAGGGCGAGGAGCGCGTCCACCAGCCACTGCTCCGACTGCGCCAGGGCCTCGGCCGCCGCGTCACCGTAAGCGATGCCAAGGTCATCGGGCTGGACCTTGACCATCGGGCAGCTCGCCCGCCCGCACAGCTCGGCCAAGCTGTCGTTGAGCGCCCCGAGCCGGTCGCCGAGCTTGGCCTGCCGCGCCCCGGTCGGGTCGGCGAGGTCGGCGAGACGGAGCAGCGTGTCGAGCTCGTGGTGCAGCCACCACGCCTCGGCCTTGGTCCGGCGCTCGGCCATGGCGGCCTCCAACGCGGCCAGCCGCTGCTCGGCGGCGGCCAGCCGGCCCTCGTCCGCGGGCGGCTCTTGCGCCAGAAGCCCGGCGGCGCGTTCCGCCTCCTCGACCTGGGACCGCAGATCCTTGGCCTGGACCAGCAGCTCGCGTGCGGCGGCGAACGCAGCCTCGGCCTTGCCCTTCCATGCTTCGCCGGTCTTCTTGTCGACCGTCGCCGCCCGGGTCGGCTTGCGCACCGGATCCGGTGTCTCCGGCCACAGCTCGACCAGCGCGGCGCAGTGCGGGCACTTGCCCCGAACCCGGGCGAACGCGACCGACTGCAGCTTGTCGCGCCAGCCCTCGGCCTCGCGACGGCGCTCCTCGAATTCCCCATCGATCGCCGAGCAGGCTGCGCGCCGGGCGTCCAGGGTCTCGGCCAGCCGCTCAAGCCGCGCCCGCTCGTGGGCATCGACCGCCCCGACCTTCAGAGCGGCATCACGCTCAGCCGTCGCCTGCGCCAGCTGGGCCGCGAGCTCATCGGCGGCCTGCTGCCGCGCGGCGCCGTCCTCGGGCCCGAGATAGCGCTCGGCCGCCCGGCGGCCCCAGGCGCTGCCCGTGAGCTGCTGCCAGGCACCCTTGCGCTCGCGGGCGCGGTCGCGCAGCTGCACCGCCGCCGCGTCCCAGCCGTGTCGCCGGATCATCGCCCACGCCCCGGCGACGGCCGCGTCGTCCTCGATGCCGAGGAAGCGGCACGCCCCGATCCATTCCTGCTGGTCGGGCTCGCCACCGAGCGCTGCCGTGAGCGCCGCCGCGCGCTCGGCCGGCGGCAGGCGGGCCGGACGGATCAGACCCGTGGCGATCCCCGAGGCCTCGGGCGGCTCGCCCGACAGCTCCATCTGCCCCTCCGGCCAGACGATCCGCACCGAGCCCTGGCTGGTGAGCAGGTGCGCCTGGGCGGTGTCGCTCGCCGGGCCGACCAGCGAGGCGCGCTGCCTGGCGCTGAGCCCGAGCCGCGAGCTGCGGCACAAGACGGCGGCCGCGATCAGGGCCAGGGTCGACTTGCCGGCACCGTTGGGGCCGACCACCACGGTGAGCTCGCCGAGCGGCAGCTGGACGTCGCTCAGGGTGCGGCAGTTGTCGGCGCACAAGACCATCTGCCCGGCGGCGGCCATGTCACTCGTCCGCGAAGGCCGGCGGCGGGCTGGCGGCAGCGGCGGGGGCCGGCTGCTCCTGCGCCGCGGCGGGCGGTGGCTCGGGCTCGGGCGGCGACGGCTCGGGATCGGGATCCGGCACCGGCACCGGACGGCCGGGAGCGGGCAGGCTCACCATGTCGGGCGAGGCGTCCACGGTCTCGCGCCCACCGTCGTCGAGGTCCCTGAGCGCGTCCGGGTCCTCGAGCGGCAGGCGCTTGCACAGGCGCTTGAGGCAAACCTTTCTCGCCATCTCGTCGGGGAAATTCTTCCAGGCGGGCGAGTTCTTCGACGGCGCAAGCTCGCGTATCTTCTCAATCTCCGCCCGCTCCATGAGCTCGATCTCGGGCGTGTCGACGCCCGTCACGACCGCGACGGCGTAGACCGCCAGCCAGTCGCCCCGGCCGCTGATCGGCACCTCGTGCTCGATGCTTTCGTCGGTGCCGAGCCGGATGCGGCAGCGGTCGTTCTCGCGGACGACGTGCGCGCTGACCTTCTTGACCAGTTGGCTGCGGCGCACGAGGGTCAGGGCCCCGCGGTAGTCCAAGCTCTCCTGCACCTGCCCTTTGAAGGGGAGCAGGTGGTAGCCACCTGCGCCGATCGGCAGGCCCGTCTTCGCCACGCGCTTGACGGCGCGCAGGAGCGAGGCCCGATCGGCGTTGAGCAGGTCGTTGTTGTCGCGCACCGCGGTGACGAGCAGCTCGCAGAGCCGTTCGATGTAGCCGGTGGTGCGCTGCTCGCGCGGCACGGTCGCGGCGAGGCTCTCGCGAAATTGCCGGCCGTCGACCTGCAACCGGAGCTGCTGGAAGGCCTGCTGCGCCGGGCTCGGCGGACGGACCTGCGCCGGGCTCGAGCCGCGCGGCTGGGCGAGCGGGACACGCTGCGGGTCGGTCATGCGATCTCCTGATAGGTCGCGGGGCAGGCCTTCGAGCCCCAAAGCCTGCAGTACTTCGCCGAGCACAAAAGACTGGACGGGTTCGGCAGGAACCGGCTCGGATCGCCATCGCGCTGGAAGTCCAGGGCTTTGGCCCCGAAGTCCTTCAGCACCGCATCAGCGATCTTCTCGGCCTCGACGATGCCGATCGGCTGCTGCTCCACGGACGGCTGGGGCTTCTGCTCCTTCACCCTCTGGATGAAGTCGACCTGGCAACCGTCGACCGCATGGCCGCGCGTGCGCAGGAGCAGCGTGTAGGCCCCGAGCTGTGGCGCGTGCCTCCAGGCGCTCATCCGGCGCCGGCCGGTCTTGGAGTCGTGCAGGATCGTGCGCCCGCCCTTCTCGGCATCGAGGGCGACGAGATCGCTCTGGCCGGAGATCACCAGCCCGGGCACCGCTTCCGCCTCCAGCCGGCGCTCGACCGCCACCGGTCGCACGCGGGGCACGATGTCCCGGCGGTAGGTGCGGACCATCCGGCGCACCTGACCCTCGGCGGCGTTCCTCGAGGGTGTGTCATCATCCATGATGACGGGCTGGTCGCCGACATCCTCCGCCCACCGCTGCCGGAAGGCGCTGATGCCGGCGTCCTCGAGCACGTCGTCGGGCGACGGGCTGCCGCCGAGCAGGAGCTCGGTCAGCGCCAGCTCCGCCCCGCCGTGAACGCCGCTGCCGACGAGCGCGCCCACGTTCGCGCGCCGTGGGGCCATGGCGTGACCGTGCTCGGCGAACAGGTGCGGGAAGGCGTGGCCGGCGGCGCGCAATTGACAGTCGGTGAACGTGCTCAAGCTTGAAGCGCGGATGATCAGCGGCGGGCTCACGCCCAGCGCCACCAGCGCCACCAGGACCGGGTCGCGAGCTCCAGCCGGCGCTCGAGATAGCGCACCTCCCGCCGCAGCCGCGCCGCCTCGTCGATCGCCTCCTCGCGCTGCCGCTCGGCGCTCTGCAGCAGCTCCTCGAGCGCCAGGATGCGCGAGGACGGGCAGACGGTGATCCGGTCAGCGTCCGAGGTCTTGCGATCCGACCACATGCGCACCTCCTCCGTGGCTGAGGTGCGACCTTTACCTAGACCGCCGGTCAGCTTCAAGCGATTTTCGCCTGTCAGATGACCTAGCGCGGGTAATTTCTCCTTGAACGCAGGTCATGGTGGGTCTACGGGAAACCATGATGGTTCATTTGGTCGATCGGATGTTGCGGCTGTTCGGCTCCCGCGCGGAAGCCGCGCGGGTCTGCGGCTGCCATCCGTCGGCCGCGTCGCACTGGGCCCGCCGGCATGGCGTGATCCCGCCCTTGCGCATCGCCCAGCTGCAGGCCGAGGCCGTCAAGCGCGGCTTCGGCCACCGATTCGACGCCGACGCGTTGCTGGCGCTGGCCGAGGCTCGCACCGCCACCCACGTCGAGAACCGCCGCCGCGCTCGTTCGCGCCGCAGAAAGCAAGCCGCTTGACCGCCGCCCCGGTCCAACCGCCAGCCGCCGTTTTCCCTGCGGCGGCTGGCGTCTGCGCCGGCTCTCTCCCTCCCGAGCGCAGGAAGCCCCTCGCGAAGTGCCGGGCGGTGCCAAGCCGCCCGGCTTTTTCTGCGCCCAGCATGCGCGAGGACGGCGACAGAAACGCGACAGCCCCCGCCGGAGATCCGCCATGCGGCTATCCGCCCAGCAGCTGCACCGCCTCGGCTATCGCCAGGACGAGGGCCAGCGCTGGATCCGGGGCGGGCCCGCGGTCGAGCCCGACATCGCCGCCTACCTCGCCAACCGCCCGCTCTGCCCGCGGCCGACCGGCCCGGAATTCACGTTCTCCTGCGCCCTCACCCAGGCCCTGGACGGCCTGACGCTCAGCGGAGCGCTGCACGCCGTCTGGTCGGCGACGGAGGCCAGCTCGAAGGCCGGCGGCCATCGTGGCCAGCGCGCCCAAGCCCGCCTGCGCGCGGCCGGGGTCAATCCTGGCTGGCCGGATTTCACCTTCTGCTGGAGCACCGGCAGTGGGGTCCTGGAGCTCAAGAGCGCGACCGGGCACCTGAGCCACGCCCAGGTCGCGATGCGCCGCTGGTGCCAGCGCCATGGCGTCCGGCACGCCGTGGTCCGCTCCGTCGAGGACGCCCTCGAACACCTACGAGATTGGGGAGTGCTGGACAGATGATCGATCCCGACGACCCGGGCCCCGATGTCACGCTCGCCGAGCTCCTGCGCCGCACGCAGGTGCTGCCGGAGGAGCAGCTGCTGCGCGAGAGGGCCCACCACAGCAACGCTGCCGTGAAGAGCGCCGTCAGCAGGCGGACGCACGCCAAGCTGCGGCGGCTGGGCAAGCTCGACTTCAGCAGGAGGGTCGAGCCATGCCGGTCGTGACCACCCGCGGCAGGCCGCGTCCCACCGATCCCGGCCTCGCGCCGCCCGACGTGGTCAAGCGCTGCCTCGACAAGATCGGCTTGGTGCCACGTGGCGTGCGCGCCAACAATCCCGGTAACCTTGAGCGCGGCAAGAAACCATGGGTCGGTGAAGTAAACGACGGTCGAGAGCCCAGGTTCGCCCAGTTCAAGACGCCTGAGGATGGTATCCGCGCCATCGGTGTCTGCGTCATGACTTATGTCGACCACCGCAAGGCCAATGACGGCTCGGCCATCGACAGCGTCGATGACATCATCAACCGGTGGGCGCCAAGTCACGAGAACGACACGCGCGCCTACGCGGCGCATGTCGCCGCGCTCCTCAAGGTCGATCCGTTCGAGAAGGTCAACTTCTACGCTTGGGACAACATCCGGGCGCTGACCTGTGGACTGATCGAGCATGAAAATGGACTTAACCCATACTCGGACACGACGATCGACACGGGCCTGCTCAAGGCCGGCTTCAAGCGCCCGGCCGCGACCGTCACGGCCGAGCGCACCACCGACCGGATGATCTCCGCCGCGGGGGTCGCCGCTGGCGGCGGGGCCGCCGTGCTCAGCACCGTGGTCGCCGTGCTGCCGGCCGTCACCGAGGCCTACAAGCAGGCCACCACCTCCTCGAGCGCCTTGGCCGAGATCGCGCCCTGGCTGCCGATTGCTTTCGGCGTCCTCGCCGCCGGCACCGTCGTCGTCCTGACCGTCCGCAACGCGCGGCTCGCGCGCCTGGTCGACGGGAGATCGCCGCCATGAGCCGCCGCAAGCCGCCTCCGTCCGGTGGTCCGTGCGATTTGCACCTGTCGGCAACGGAGATCGCCGTGCTGATCGCGGTCCGCGATGCGCCGCAGGTCCGCGACCGGGACCTCGCCGACCGCCGCACCGTCGCCCGGCTGCTCGCCCGGGGGCTGCTCTGGCGGGTCGACGGCGAGGTCGGCCTGACCTGGGGCGGGATGGGATGGTGCGGCCGGATCCTCGAGCCCGTGGAGGTCATGCAGTGACGCCCATCGTGACCTCGGTCTTCAGCGCCAGATGCATCTGCGGCGAGATCCGCACCCTGGAGCTCGACATCGCCGACCCCTGGGAGTGGACCAAGATCCACGATCGCCTGCGCGCCGAGGGCTGGAGCCGTGAGCCCGGACCGCGGGGCCGCCGGCTGTGCCCGCACTGCGCCGCCGAGGGCGCGCGCACCCTCGAGCCAGTCGACGCGACGCCCCCGCCATGAAGCGACGGCCCGTGAAGCTGGCCCTGCCCAAGGGGGCGGCGCGCACGGCCTACCAGGCCGGCTGGCAGGCGCAGGCGCGCGGCAGCACGGCCGTCGACAACCCCCACCACGAGCTCGAGCCCGCCACGGCCTGGTCGCTCGGATTCTTCGCGCGCGGCGGCGCCCTGCCGCACTGGCTGATCCGGCAGGCGCGACACGCCGGCCTCCTCGCCGCCGACGGGGAGATCGCCACGGACACTCAGGAGGATTGAGCCTTGGAACCCCTCATGCCGAGCCCGAACTCGCACGATCCCGACCTCGGGCCGCTGTTCCCGGCTGCCGAACCGGACCCGCCCGAGCCGACGCCCGGGAAGCCGCGCAAGAAGCGCGCGCGGCGTGACGCGGACTGGCGCTTCAGGCCGGTGCATAACTGGCCCCTCGAGGAGAGGCCGCCGAAACACTGGAGGCTGGCCAAGGTCGCCGGGCTGGTCGGGTGCAACAGCGGCCCGATCTGGAACGACTGCATCACCTTCGGCAGGGCGGCGCACTGGCGCTGGGGCGTGCGCTGGGTGATCTTCCTGGTGCCGCAGGTCTACCAGATCATCGACGTGCTGCGCGCGCGTCGGCACCGGGCGCCCTTGTACGACGACAGCCTGAAGAGCTGCCCCTGGATCGAGCCCGTGCCGGTCGACGCGCCGGTTCTAGAGCCGCCCGCGGTCGAGGCCGCGATCCAAGCACCTCCCCCCTCCCCTGTCGAGCTCGTCGCCCGCCCGTGCCTGATCGAGCGCCCGCCGCTGCTGACCCCGGAGGCCATCGCCGACTGGGCGCACCTGTCCCCGGCCCGGGTCGACGCCCTCCTCAACAGCGGCGAGATCCCGTCGTTCGAGATGGCGGGCGAGATCCGCGTCGCCGAGCCCGACTTCGACGCCTGGGTCGAGCGCCAACGCCGAAGAGGAAAAACTGATCCGCGGTCTTGACTATGCAGGCGTTTTGATTTCACCTCCCAGGTGCCCATCCGGGCATCTCCGCCACGATCGCGGTGAACGTGGGGTCCCGTCTCGGACGGGGCTGGAGGAATGGCTTCATGGCTCGCTTCGCCACCAAGTACGACCGCGTGCTCCTGCTGATCCGCCAGGACGGCAGGTGCGCGGGGTGCGGACACCGACTGGCGGAGTTCGAGGTCGATCACCTTGAGCCGTGGGCCGACAGCAAGGACGCGGACCTATGGAACTTGCAGGCGCTCTGCGCGACCTGTCATCGGCGCAAGACTTCCGGCGATATCTCGAGGATCGCTTCCCGACGCCGTCGTCGGTCGAAGGCCGCAGCCTGAAGCTCAGGCTCGGCCAGATGATGCTGGCCCGCGCGCTCGAGGCGGGCTGGGACGGCTCGATGTTCATCGAGTTCCCGACCGGCTACGGCAAGACCACCGCGGCCGTGATCGCCGCCCACATCCTGCGGCTGCGCGGGCAGGTCACCCACATCCTGATCCTGGTGCCGAGCGACGAGCAGCGGGGGAAGTGGATCAAGGACGGCCCCGAGGCCTTCAAGGAAGTCTCCGGCACCGCGCTCGACATCATCGATGCCGGCGACCACAGCGCGTTGCGCTACTTCTCGGTCGAGGGCGTGAAGGCGTTCACGACCACCATCCAGACGGCCACCGGCAAGGTCGGTTCCGCCCTCCTCGACCAGATGCTCTCACGCGGCCGGTGGCTGGTGGTCGTGGACGAGGCCCAGTACTACGCGCCCGAGGCTGAAGGCGCGAGCTGGAGCAGCGGGCTCAAGGCGATCCTCGACAAGCCGAGCGTCGAGCGCTGGCTCGGCATGTCGGCGACGCCGCTGCGCCGCAGCCGCCGCTACGGCCTCCTCGGCGAGCCCGATCTGGTCGTGCCGCTGAAGGTGGCGCTCGACGAGGAGGCCATCCGCAAGCTCGCGGTGCGGGCCGAGGAGTACGTGGTCGACGTCCAGATGGACGATGAGGGCACGCCGGTGCGCGTCCACACCAGCGAGGTGGCGAAGTGGGCCGGGCCGGGGGCCGGCAAGCCCGACGGCTCGGCGATCACGGCCTGGGAGCTGCGCCACCGGGTCCGTTACCACCACAAGTTCCTGTCGCAGATCATCGCCCACGCCCTGAAGATCTTTCTCGACAAGCTGACGCACCATCCCCGCCAGCATCAGATGCTGGTGTTCGCGATGTCGGTGCGGCATGCCAAGCACCTGACCGAGGCGATCAACAAGGTCGCGCCGGAAATGGGCTTCGCGGACTACATCGGCGACACCGACGATCCGCAGGCGCACCGCAAGCCCGAGCACAACAAGGCGGTGCTCGACCGCTTCAAGGCCAACCAGCTGCCGTGCCTCGTTCAGGTCGCCAAGGCCGGCGTCGGCTTCGACAACAAGCGCTGCTCGACCCTGCTCTTCCTGAACGTGATCGGCAACAGCCCGCTGCTGCTGCAGTTCATCGGGCGTGGCCTGCGCCGGAACGCGGAGGTGCCGCAGGAGGAGGACGTCTGCCACGCGATCGTCTCGATGGATCACCCGGGCCTCGAGCTGTTCCGCGAGATGGACACGGGCGACGTCGGCGACGAGGACATCGGGCTCGACATCCCCGGTCCGGGAGGTGGCGGCGACGGAGATTGCGGCAACATCCGGCTGACCAACCTGCCGGAATTCTTCCTGATCGACGCCACCTTCGACCACGCCGAGATCATCGAGCCGTTCGTGGTCGAGGAGCGGCTGCGGCGCCTGCGCGAGAGCGCCAACCCCGAGGTCCGCGAGCTCATCGCGCACGCCGAGGCCAGGGCCGGCGGCGACATTTTCGCTTACGTGCAGAAGGCGATCATCCTCGAACGGTCGGAGGAGCTCACCGAGCTGCGCCTCGCCGCCCGGCACGAGCAGGCCAAGGCCCAGGTCAACAACGCGCGCAACACCATCGCCACCAACGTCCTGGCGCTGCGCAACGGCACCCGCAAGACGATCGACTCCAGCCAGTACGGCCCGATCTACCGGGCGCTCGACGGCCACTACATCCGGATGACTGGGCTGCCGCAGAAGACGATGACGGTGGCCGACCTGCAGGCCAAGTACGATTGGTTGAAGGGCGTCAACGATCTCGTCCGGCAGAGCAAGGTGCCGGACTTCCTCGACCTGTGAGCTTCGCCGTCACCTCCGAGACGGTTGCCGACCACCTGGAGCGGCTGGTCGGCAGCCCTCTCGTCTTGCGCGAGCAGATCGAGGGCTACGTGCGGGCGAGCCTCGGGGAAGCGGAGATCACCGCCCGGTCCAGCGCGGCGCTGCTGCGCCGGGTGCGCGACAAGGAGCTGTACCGACCGTCGGGCTGGCGCAGCTGGCGCTCGTTCTGCGCCTTCTTCAGTCCCGAGGAGCCGGAGCGCATCGACGTGCTGATCCGCGCCTTGGAGGTTCTCGAGAGCCGGGGCGAGAAGCGTGACTTCGGCGAGGCCGAGGCACGGGCGCTGGCCGGTCATGGCGGGGATCGCAGGAGCGCCAAGGCCAGGGCGGATCAAGTTGACATTGTCAACTTGAAACACAAGGGCGGCAACGGGGCGGATTACCTCATGGGCCGGCTGGAGAAGCTGGCCCGCGAGGGCATGCCGCGGAAGGGCATCCCGCCGGTCGCCGAGGCGGCCGAGCTCCTGCGGCGTGTGCGAGCCAAGGAAATCAGCGCGCACGCCGCCGCCAAGGCCGTGGGCATCGTCTCGAAGCTCGCGCCCTTGGACCGGCTGCGCGCGGCGTGGCGCGGCGCCAGCGCCGAGGATCGTCGGGCGTTCCTGGCCGAAATTTCTGGGCACGAGAAGGACACCGCATGACCGAGCGCAGCGATCTTGCCGAGGAATGGCGCCAGGCCTTCGCCGCGGCCCACCCCGGCGAGCCCATCCCCGAGCCCAGCCCGCACGATCTTTTGCAGTGGATGGAGTGGACCGAGGCCAACGTCGCCCGGCTGCTCGAGCATCTCCAGGACGAGCTGACGCCCGCGCAGTGGCGCATCCTGGAGGAAAGGCTGACGGAGCTGGGCCGCGACATGGACGAGGGCCGCACGGTTCCCGAGCGGCTGCAATGATCGCCGGTCGCCCCTAGATCGCGGTTGTCGCCTACCGCGTGGGGGATTATTGTTCGGAATTATCTTGCGGGCAGGCTCGGCGCTAGCAGGGGGCCCACGAGAACAATTTGACCCGGAGAGGCGGGATAGTCCTCGTCCGGGTCAAATCGCATTCAAGAAAGGATCGTTCTGTGCCCACAACATGTAGCGGCACTCGCTCAGCCGCGCAAGCCCCTCAACGCGACCCCAGGTCTCTTTTCTGCGCCGATCCTCCGAGGAGGGCTGGGTCATGAGCGACGGCGCCATGGAGCGCCCGCTTGCGACCGTCCAAAAATCGGTTCAGAAAAAGCTTGGGCCCGATGCTTGCGACACCGGGCCCGGTAGCTCCAACCGCGCAATCGGGAGTTACGCGGTGCCAGGAAAACTATGCCCATCGGCCTGCCGTCCGGCAAGGCCAACAGCGAATGATCATTCGGCCCTCCAGGTCAGCTTGCGCGCGCGGAGGGCCGGGCCATGAGCGACGGCGCCCCGTCCGACGACGGCTGGATCAAGCTCTGCCGCCGCTGCTCGCGCCATCCCGACCTCCGCACCTTCGAGGAGAAGGGCGTCTGGTGCGACCTGCTGATGCTCGCCGCCTCCCGGTCGACGACCACGATGGTGAACGGCGTCGAGGTCGGCCTCGAGCGCGGCCAGCTCGCGCTCGTGCTCACAAGTTGGGCGGCCGAGCACGGCATCAGCCACCAGCGGTTGCGCGCGATCCTGGCGTACTTTAGCAAAAAGCAAATGATCGATCTCGCTACGGTGAAGGGAAAAGCAGGAACGATCGTAACCATTTGCAACTACGGCATATATCAGTCGCTCTATCGAGCCGACGGACATCAGGAACGGCCGCTAAGTGATTCGACGCGGAAAACAATACAAGAAGAAGAATCTGAGTCTTATCCTAACGTTGAGTCTCCTACGTCTAACGTTGAGCCCTATCCCGTCGTCGTATCGCGCGCGCCCACGCGCGAGGAGACGGCGGCTGGCGCCGCCAACGACGACGGGGGCGGAGCACAGGCGGTCGAGCTCGATCGCGAGCGCAAGACCAAGCGGCTGGCCAGCCTGTACGGCTTGCGCGGTGCCCGGCCACCCAGCGCGGCCAGAGGCGATGTCGAAACCTGGGCCTCCGTGATCGGCTGGCCACGAACGCGGCAGATCCTGAACTGGGTGTTCGGGCTGGAGAGCGTCGGCGACTACGGGACGCTGATCGATGTCTCCGTGGCCAACGCCAGCACCAAGGTCGAGGCCGCCAAGCATGCGGCCGTCCAGCCCGTGCTCGACCCGAACCTGGAAGCCCTCAAGCGCGGCCTGTCGCGACCGCGGCATGATCCGGTCGTGGAGGATGACGATGGCTACGTCGACCCAGCAGATCACTACCTGGCTCACCAAGCTCCGGCTGGTGCATGAGCCGCACGCCAAGCGCAGCGTCGATGCGATCGACCTGCAGAACAGCATCTACGCCGACGCCCTGCGCAACCTCGATCCCCGCTGGCTCAGCGCCGCCGTCGACTGGTTCGTGCGCGAGGGCGAGAAATTTCCCAAGCCGATCGAGCTGCGCCGCAAGGCCGAGGAGCTGGAGGTCGAGGCCGACAGGGCCAGGACCCGGCCCCAGGCCGCAGCCGCGATCGGCGACCCGGGAGCCGCCCTGCGCAACGAGGTGATCTGCCTCTTGGGCGACTTCGACAACGCTGCCCGCCGGCACTTCGGCGGCGGCATCGACAGCATCGCCGGCACCCAGAGCCCCGAGTACCGACAGTTTCTGAACGACGCCGCAGTGCTTTGGTCAGGTCAGCGGCCCCACGACGAGGTCGTGAACGGCCTGCTTACGACCGGCTACGACATCGCCGTGCGCGGCCGCCGGATGCGCGGCGTGGCCGCGTCCTTGCAGGCCTGGGCCGCCACCCGGCTTCGGCACGACGATCCGGTGAACGGCGCATGATCGCCAGCTTCGCGGCCACCCTGACCAGCCTGCGGGCGGCGCTCGACGAGGCCGAGCGCAAGGGCTACTGGACCACCGAGGAGCACGATGTCGCCGCCCTGCTGGTGCGCCGGCTCTACGGCACCGGCCTGGTCCAGCGCTGGCAGTCGCTGCTCCAGGCCACCCCGGCCGGCGAGCCTGCCCGAGAGGAGCCCTGATGCAGTCCACGCACGACCTCGGCAAGGCCTACTCCAAGGGCCGCAAGCTGGCGCGCAAGAAGCTCTCCGTCGCCAGGCGCCAGTCGGCCCTGCGTCTGCCCCAGGTCAACGGCCACGTCGCCCAGGCGGAGCAGGAGCTCGAGCGCCGCGAGGCCGAGCGTGCCGGACGCCACGAGCATGTGCACATGCTCAACCGGCTCGCCCGAAGGGACCGGCGCTCGGTCAACGAGCGGCAGCGCGTGGCGGGCATGTGCTACCACGATCTGCACTTGGCCGCGCAGGCCACCGTCGTCAGCCAGCTCGACCCCGGGCGGCGGGCCGGCAACCCGGGCGACCCGTTCCCGCTGGCGAGGCTCGAGGCCTGCGCCGACGCCGCCCAGCAGCTGCGAGCCGCGCAGGCGGCCGTAGGAGCCCCGCTGCGAGCCGTGCTCGATCCGGTGGTGCTGGAGGGCAAGGCGCCCCACGCGGTCGCCCTGGCGCGCAGCGCCGCCACCGGAAGGGCCATCACGCCCAAGCTGGTGCTCGAGCTGCTGCGCACCGGCCTCGACGCCCTGGGCGAGCACTTCGAGCGGGTCAGCCGATGATCCCGCGGTCGGCCTCCTCGCGCCCGACGAATTCCGCCACCTCCGCCAGCGACCGGAAGCCCAAGTGCGGCTCGGCGCCCCAGTCCCCCGCGAGGACCCGGCCGACCTGCCACTCGAAGGCCCGGCCCGTCCTCGGATCCTCCACGCCATGCCCGGCCTGCGGACGGTCGAGCCAGTAGCCGAGCTTGCGCAGCCGACGCCAGAGCGCCTTGCGGTCCTTCGTGCCTGTCATTGCCTCACCCCAGCTGCCGATGCCGTCGCCAGGCCTGGAGAACGCCCAGCACCCCGCTCGCTGCACCGAGGCTGCGGTCGACCGGACCGATAAATAAACCAGAGGCGTATCTGAGGGCAACACCACTCCCTTGCTAGTTTCGTGTCGACACGGCATATTCGGGTCATCGCAACAGGGAGACCCGAGATGACCACCGCCACCGACTACACCGCCATCGCCTACAGCCCCAGCTCGCTGGTCCTGTTTCGGCCTGAGAACGCCGAGGCCCGCGAGCACCTCGAGGAGAACGTCCAGCAGGGCGCCGTCTGGATCCACGGCTGCTTGGTCGTCGAGCCTCGATACCTCCAGGGCCTGATCGAAGGGCTCGAGGGCAACGGCTTCAGCGTGGGGGTCGCGTGATGTCCGCCTTCATCGTCAGCATCCAGACCATGAACCGCGTCGTGCAGGCCATCATGCACACCTGCCCCCACTTCGACGGCGAGCCGACCCGGCCGCCAGCCGTGCGCCTGCAGGACGTCGGCACCCATCTCGGCATCAAGCTCTACCGCCTCAACGCCGAGGCCGTGCGGCAGCGCTACGACCAGAGCGAGCCGGTGCCGCTGTTCCGCTCGACGCAGGTCGAGGCACCGCGGACCCGGAAGGAATGGATCGCCTGCTTCAAGGCGCTGCAGTGCCTGAGCTACCAGTGCTCGGAGGGTGATGTGCCCGACACGCCGCTCTACCGGGAGCTCGAGACCGTCCGCTACGGGCTCGCCGCCAGGATCATCGCCGACCTGCCCGAGTACCAAGCCGCGAAGTGGGACGAGTGATGACCCGCCAGGAGATTGAGACCGCCGTCTTCAACTACCTCGACGGCCAGGACGTCGGCAACGTCGAGCTCGACCTCGAGGATTTCATGATGAACGTCATCGAGGGCGCGGACGAAGGCGAGTGGGACCTCGACGAGATCGCCGATGAGGCGAGGGAGATCCTCACGGAGATCAAGATACGGCAGGAGGCCAGCTGATGCCTCCCCTGCCCAAGCCCGGCACCAAGTGCCGCCTTGCCTTCGACCTCATGCGCCAGCCCGGCGGCGCCACCAACAAGGAGATCTGCGACGTCACCCAGATCTACGGTTCCTGGGCCGCCGAGGGCCGCGACTGGGCCGAGCGCTACGGCCTGCGCTTCGCCAGCAAGGCGGAGCCCGGCGCCAACGGCCGCACCCTGGCGCGGTATCGGCTGATCGGCACGCTGTCGGGAGAGGACGCCTGATGCCCCGCCCCCGCCTGGGCACCGAGGCCCTGACCAACGCGCAGAGGCAGAAACGCAAGCGCTCGCGCCGTGCGGCCGAGACCACGACCCTGCGCCTGCTGCTCAGGGAGGCGACCAGGAGCCTGCGCCTGCACGCCGGCCGACACTACCACGACCATCAGGTCTGCATGCTCTGCGGCGCGTTCGACGAGCACACGCCGCAGTGCCTGATCTACCGCGCCGAGAGAGCGCTCGAGCAGCTGGAGGCATCGCCATGACCACGCCGAAGAAGAACCCCTACGAGCTCGTGTTCTGGGGCGGCTCCGACGGCCTGCGCTACCGGCGCTGGCACAAGAGCCTCGAGGAGGCCAGAGCCACCGCCTGGCGCGTGCTCGCGGCCATGAGCAACCGCGGCGCCCACCCCGCGATCATCCACGGACCAGGGCTCGGCAAGGACGGCATCTCGATCTTCTGAGACGGGCGCCCTTCCCACCACACCCAAGGGAGCAACGATCATGATCACCATCGCCGTCGGCATCGTTCTCGCCGTCCTGTTCCTGTGCGCCCTGCCGTTCCTGATCCTCGGCTTCCTGGCGTTCGGCTGGATCGCCCTGCTGGGGTATGGCCTGGTCCTGCTGGCCGACGCCTATCAAGCCTCGAGCGGCGCTCCTGAGCTCGTGCTCCCGCTCGCCATCCTGGCCGCCAGCGCCCTCTGGTGCTGGATCGCCATGTCGGCGTGGGACGACTACCACGCCTTCCAGCGCCGGTACGGAGGGCGGTCATGAGCGACCTCGGCGGCACCCCCGCCGGGCCTTTTTCACGCCCAAGGTGAAGAAAACACTTGCGCACCTGGGACCGCGTGATCTAGGTCGCCATTGAGGGTCACAAACTGTGACCCTAGGTAGCTTTCCCAGTTTGATGCCTCCCTGATCATTGCGTGCGGCTCGGTGCAAACCGGGCCGTTTCTTTGCGCGCGGAGTAGAAGCATGACAGAGCAAGTCAAGCGACCGCGTGGTAGACCGCTGACATACGACAAGGAAACAGCGCACGCGATCTGCGTAAGACTAGCGCGTGGTGAAACCTTGCGAGGTATTTGCCGAGACGAGGAATTCCCGCCAGAGAGCACCGTGAGGGCTTGGGCGCTTGAGGATATAGATGGTTTTGGTGCGCGTTACGCGTACTCTCGGCAGATGGGCCTCGACACGATGGCCGAGCAGCTGCTCGAGATCGCCGACGATGGCACCAACGACTTCGTCGCCGACAAGCACGGCGGCACCACGCTCAACATGGAGCACATCAACAGGTCGAGGCTGAGGGTCGACACCCGCAAGTGGTACCTCAGCAAGCTCGCACCCAAACGCTACGGCGAGAAGGTCGACGTCAACGTCGGCGGGCAGAGCGAGAACCCCGTGCAGACGGTGATCAAGTGGGAGAAGTGATCGCGGCGCTCGACGCGCTGCCCCACGGCACCCGCCAGATCACCATCCCCTACAAGCCACGAGACGCGTTCAAGGCCTTCCATGAGCGGCAGGAACGCTGGGCCGTCCTGGTCTGCCATAGACGTGCTGGGAAGACCGTCGGCGCCGTCAACGACCTCATCCGCTCCGTGTTCACCTGCACCCTGCCGCGGCCTCGAGCCTGGTACCTGGCGCCCACCTACGGGCAGGCCAAGCGCGCCTCCTGGGACTACGCCAAGCACTACAGCTCGGCCATCCCCGGCGTGAGGTTCAACGAGACCGAGCTCAGGGTCGACTACCCCGGCGGTGGCCGGCTCCAGCTCCTGGGCGCCGAGGCCGCCGAGCAGCTGCGCGGCATCTACGCCGACGCGGTCGTGCTCGACGAGTTCGCCTACATGGCCTCGAGCGTCTGGACCCAGGTCATGCGGCCGGCGCTCTCCGACCGCCAGGGCCGGGCGACGTTCATCTCGTCGGTCAACGGCCGGAATGAGTTCTGGAAGCTCTACAGCGACGCTCAGGACGATCCTGAGTGGTACTCGATGGACCTCAAGGCCGATGCCTCGGGGATCCTGCCCGAGAAGGAGCTCGCGGCGCTGCGCAAGCAGATGTCCGATGAGGACTACAGGCAGGAGTACCTCAACGACTGGGATGTCGCGACCAAAGGCTCGTACTACGGCGCCCTGATCGCCCAGGCCGAGATCGAGGGCCGGGTGTGCGGCGTGCCCTACGATGGAGCCCTGCCGGTGCACACCAGCTGGGACCTGGGCATCTCCGACAAGACAGCCGTGTGGTGCATCCAGGAGGTCGGCCGGGAGCTGCACCTGATCGACTACCTCGAGGACACCGGCAAGCCGCTGAGCCACTACGCCGCCGCGCTCAAGAACAAGGGCTACGCCTGGGGCACGCACTACCTGCCGCACGACGGCGCGGCACGGGAGCTGGGCACCGGCAGGAGCCGGCAAGAGGTGCTGGCGAACCTCGGCTTCACCTGCAGGATCGCGCCACGGCTCGATGTCGAGGATGGGATCAACGCGGTGCGGACCCTGTTCTCGCGTCTCTGGGTCGACCGGACTCGTGCGCGCGAGGGCCTCGACCATCTCCGCCTCTACCGGGCGACCTACGACGAGAAGCGCAAGATCCTGAGCCAGCGGCCCTTGCACGACGAGCACAGCCACGCGGCCGATGCCCTGCGCACCTTCGCCATCGCCCATCGCTCGAGCACGGCACGCTCGGCGCGGCGCGATCGGCGCGAGATGGCGTGGATCGTGTGATGCTGCACTACCACGGCAGGAACCGCGCGCCTCGATCCCGCATGGATGCTGGGTTTCTAGCCCAACCTCAGGTCTTGGGTAAGCACACGGTCATCCTGAGGCCAGGATATCCCCATCCCAGGTAGATGAGATGGCATGGGTTATACCTACCTCAGATGTACACGTCACAACTCTATACGTTCGTTAACGCATGTGATGGTCATCGCTTGCCATGACATGCGCTCGCCTTCATAGGGTGGGCGGGGCTGGACCGCTGGTGAACGGCTGCGGTCCAGCCCTGCAGTTGGCATGGGGTGCGGGCGGTGGCTGGCGGGCTGCCGCCCGCTGCCGTCTGGGGCCTGGCCCGGCGGCCCGGCCGCCCGGCCGCTTCGGCGCCGGAGTCCCGTTGCGTCGGCCCTATGCGGCCGTGAGAGATGATCCTCCTTGCTTCCGCGGGTCCCTCCACGGCGACCGACGGGTACCCGCGATCCGGACGGCGGGTCCCTCCAGCACCTGGAGCGGGTACCCCCGATCCTAGCGGCCCCGTCCTGGAGGTCCCGCGATGCCCGCGCCTGCCCTGCGTCTGGTCCCGTGGTCTCCGCCGCCTGCGAGGCCTCCTGAGCGCCCTCTCGCGCGTGCCCGCCCCCGGGAGCCTACCGCGCTCGACTGGCTGCTGGTGGGCCCCCTGGTGGCCCTGGGCGGCGCTCTGGCGGTGGGCTGGCTGGTGTGGGCTCTCACCGTCGAGGCTGGTCGGGGCGGCTGGCGCTGATGTGGCGTTACCGCGCCTCGCTGGTCCGCGTGATCGACGGCGACTCTCTTGTGATCGACGTGGACGCGGGCTTCTACGTGACGATCCGCCAGCACGTTCGTCTGGCGGGGATCGACACGCCGGAGCTGAACGCCAGGGATCCGACGGCGCGGGCTCTGGCGCAGCAGGCTCGGGCGCGTCTGACCGAGCTGCTGCCGACGGAGTTCACGGTGCGGACCTACAAGACGCGTCTCGCCGACAAGTACGGGCGTTTCCTGGCCGACATCGAGCTCGCCGACGGTCGGCTGGTGTCGGACGTGCTGTTGTCGGAGGGCTTGGGCAAGCCGTACGCTGGCGGGGCGCGTGGCTGACGTCAGGGCGTCATGATCTCCCGACGTCGTGGTGTCATGCTGTCATGCCATCACGGTGTCCTCGTCGGCTTGAACGGGTTCGGCTCCTCGTCGATCCAGGGCGGCAGCTCTTCCTGGTCCGCGTTGTTGGCGATGGCGCTGGCGGCGGTCTCCAGCGTGATGGAGACAGTTTTGGGTCCGCCGTGGGTAGTGTTCATCCTGGCCCAGGCGCGCAGGAAGGTGGCGATCCGGCGGCGTTCGTCGGCGACGGCTCTTTGGAGCTCTTCCTCGCTCACGGTCTGCTCCTTTGGCGCTGATCAGGGCGGATCTTCGTCCCGTTCCACGACGACATGGTAGTCCTCCTCTTCCCGGGCCCGCCGGCAGGCGAGGTTCTCGATCCGCTCGCACAGGCCGATGAAGGCTTCGGCGACGGCGTTGTCGATGCGCCGGGCAGCCTCGTCGGGGGGTGTGTCGTCCGGGATGCGGTCGGCGGCGGTGTCGACGTAGCGTCGGGCGGCTTCCACCTCCTTGAGCAGGTCGTGTTCCAGGGGCTGGAGGGCGATCTCGACGGCGACCCAGCGCGTGCCTTTGGATCCGGCGAGGGCGAAGCCGGTGGTGAGGGTGACGGTGTCGGGGTTGTCGCTCACGGTCTGCTCCTTTGGGACGGCCTGCGGGCTGGTCGCTTCCGAAGGAATATTGCAGGGTCGCTTGTAATCCTTCTGTCTCCTGATCGGGCGTAGGGTGCGCGCCGTGGCATCAGGGATGGCAGACGATGATATGCGGTGTTCGGCTGTACCGGGACGGCGCGCCGTTCGTGTTCGCGGCGAATCGGATCAGCACGTTGTTCCTGCCCCATCTCCAGCGGATGGAAGGTTTCCGTGGCGTGCTTCTGGTGCGCTTCGGCGACGATGGTGGCGCTGGCGGGTTGGGGGTGATCGCGTTCGACACGCCTGAGCAGCTGGAGGCGGCGAACCTGGCGGCGGCGTCGTGGGCGGAGCATCATCTCAGCGACCTGGTCGGTTCCCTGCAGCCGTCGGAGCTGTTCCCGGCGGAGGTGCTGATGGCGGCGGGGACGCTGGCGCCGCCCGGCCCGGGCGAGTGAGCTTGGGGCGAGCGACGCCTGTTGGTGGGCGGGAGGCCGCGGTGGCGTTGTCCGATGGCGTGGGCGTGGACGAGGTGCTGCGGCGACTGGAGCCGCAGGTTTGGCGGGGCTGGCGCTACTGGGGCGGCGCGCGGCCGGAGCCTTTGACGGCGGCCTCGCCGTTGTGGGACCTGCGATATTTAGGTGTCGGCTACCGGGTGCTGAAGCGGGCCGGCTTTCACCGGCTTGGCCAGCTGTGCGCGGTGTCGGAGCGTCAGCTTCTGTCGCTGAAGGGCTTTGGCGGCGTGGGGCTGCTGGAGCTCAAGGAGGCGTTGGCCTGGCACGGCTTCGCGTTGTCGGCCACGGACGGCCCGATGCCTTCGGCGGAGGAGCGGGTAGGGTTGGCGACGCCGCTGGGGTGGTTCGACGATGTCGATGCGGCCTCGGTGGCGCAGCTGCGCCAGGCCGGCTGCGTGACGGTGGGTGATTTTCTCGCCCGGACGACGAGCAGCTTGCTGGGCACGGGCGTGGTGGAGCCGCGGTCGATCAACGACGTCGATGGCACCTTGGGCCTGCACTACGGCCTGCACCGGGTGACGGAGCGGCGGGTTCCGCGAGTTCTGCCGCGGCCGCGGCCGCCTTTGAACCAGGCGGCGTTGGCGCGTGCGGCGCAGGCGTGGCGGTCGAGCAACGGGCATGAGCCGGACCTGCGGGCGCTGGAGGCGGCGATCCGGGCGTTCGCGAGCAGCAGCGGCGGCAGGGAGTGCATCGGTCCGGACGAGCGGCGTTACCGAAGCCTGACGGTGGCGGCGCGGTCGGCGGGTGTGGAGCCATCGACGATGCATCGCTGGGTGACGCGTCGCCTTCACGGCTGGCGCCCGGCCCCCTGAGCTTTCGGCTTTGGAGTCCCGTTGCGTCGCCCCTGGCGGGCTGGCGCGGGTGTTCTCGTGTCCCTCCTTCAGGAGCTCCCGACGATGTCCCAAGAGGACTACAAGCGCAGGTTCACCTCCAGCGCCAACTTCCGCACCGGGACGTTGGGTGCGGCGTTGACCACGGTTCTGGCGAACGTGCCGCCGTCTGAGGTGGTCAAGACCGCGATCTACACCATCGCCGCCACGGACCACCTGCGGGAGATCATCGTCACGGCGGCGGTGACCATCACGGTGCCGGCGCACACGGTTCTTGGGGTGGGTTTCCAGTGCTGGGTGCTGGCGGACGGCAACACGGTGGTTCTGGACGGTCCTGGCGGCACCAACCTGAGCCTGAGCTCGGGCGACATCGCGCAGATCCGGGTGCTGAACAGCAAGGTCCGGGCCTGGAAGAACGCCACGACGGATCTGACGACGGCATGAGGGCGTGACGTCATGGTGGCTTGGTGGCGACGTTGGCTGCGCTCTTACCGCCATTTCCGCGCGGTCGGGCATCGGGTGCAGGACGCGGCGTATTACGCGGTGGTGGCGCCGTTGCCCGGTGTGGGGGAGTGAGAAGGACGCCCGGGCTCACACCCACAAGTGGCGGCGGATGGCGATCAGCTCCTTGAGCTTCTGGTCCTTGAGGTCGTCGAGATGGGTGTAGGGCGGGGGCTCGCGTTCCTCCAGGCCGGGAAGCTCGTCGCGGTACCAGCGCCATAGGGCGATGGCCGTCTTGTCGTTCTCGACGCTGGGCTCGCCGCCGAGCTCGCCATCGACGTATTGCCCGAGGATGGTGAAGCAGGCGTGGAAGATCCGCTCGTCGGCGTCGACCCAGGCGCCGGGCTCGATCGGCAGCTGGAGCGTGGAGAAGTCTTGGTGGCTCACGCCCGCTCTCGGGCGGGCATGGGCTTGACGGGCAGGATCTTGTCGCCGGTCTTGACGGTGGCCGTGACCGCGGCGTCGTGCGGGCCTTTCAGGGCCACGGGGTGGGGTGTGCCGTCGGCGGTGGCGAAGTAGTGCCGGCCGGAGCGGTCGGTCATGATGCGGTAGGCGGATCCGTTGGGTCTTATCACGAGGGTCTCGGAGACGATGGTCATGGGCCGTCTGGTACCACGTTCTGCTTGAGGCGGTTGGTTTCGCCGCGGAGCTCATCGAGCGCGACGGCGATGGGCGAGGTCTCGTCGCGCACCAGGCGGTTGAGGCTGGTGACGGCTTCCTCGGCGATATCGATCGCCTGATCGCGCTGGTCGCTGACGGCGAGGAGCTGCAGGCGCAGGGCGCGGATGGTGCGCTCGTCGTCGGCGGCGGCCTGGAGCAGCTTGCGCACGCCGATCAGGTGCCTTCGCAGGCTCTCGAGCGGCTCCGGGTAGGCGCGGGCCAGGACGTCGGCGGCGTCGTCCTCCAGCGCCTCGTAGGCGACGCGGCAGAGGGCGATCATGGAGCGCCACTGGTCGGCGTCGTCGGGGTTGTCGGGCGGGGCGAGCGGGCTCGTCTGGCGGTAGGCATCCTGCCGCGCCTTGCGATCGGCATCGATCATCTCGCGGACCATGCCCTGGCGGTCGAGGCGGATCAGGTCGTGCAGCTGGTTCTTGTTCACGGGCGGCGGCTCCACAGCGGCGAGCGCCGCACGAGGTCGACGAGGAAGTCGTTGGGCGGCGGTGGGCTGGCGAGGATGGCGAGCAGGCGGTCGAAGCTCTCGGGCGACAGCTCGAGCACGGCGTCCAGCGCGGCCCGGCGGCTCTTGCGGCGGAAGCGGCGCCAGTAGCCGGCCTTGATCCGGCGGCGCTCGCCCGCCCGCCAGCGCAGGATCCGCTTGGCGCGCCGGCTCAAGCCGTCCCACTCGTCGCCGCCACGCAACGGGATGCGGGTGAAGATCACGGCGTCCCTTCTTCCCCGGCCTTGAGCTCGGCGATCCGTTGCTTCTGGTCGGCTTGGAGCCTGTCGACGAGGCGGCCGGCGTGGCGCAGGCGCTCGTCGCCCGGCTCCTCCTGGAGGCGCTCGCGCAGGCGATCCTGGATGACAGCGATGATGTCGAGGATGTTGCGCTCGCGGATGAGCTCGTGGTCTTCGGTCATGGGTTGCTCCGTGCCCGGGCGCGTTCGGCGACGACGTGGTCGTGGACCTTCCACAACAGGCCGGTGACGGTCTGCAGCCGCTCGAGCTCGGCAAGGATGGCCCAGACGTCGCCGACCTTGAGCTTGACGGTCTCGTCGAGGAACTCGTCCGGCTTGCCGACCTCGGCCCAGATGCGGGTGAGGGCGATGTGGGCGCGGGAGGCGGCGCCGGTCGGGTCGAGGAGGTCCGGCACGGTCCTCAGGTTGGCGTCGACATAGGCCATGCCCTTCTCGCCGCCGCCGGCATCGGCCAGGGCGGCGTAGCAGACGGCGTCGCCGCCGCCGGCACGGTCCTCCATGTCCCGGGTGCTCATGCACAGCGCGATGCGGTTCGCGCTCTCGCGATGGCAAAAATGGCAGCGTTCGCTCATGGCGCGGGCCTCTTGAGGGAGCTCCAGGTGGCGGCGATCAGCCAGCCGGCGATGGCGCCGTAGGTCATGCCGACGTGCAGCGGGGTGGCCCACGCCACGGCCAGGAGCGTGCCGGCCTGGGCGAGCATCAGGACGCCCAGGCCGACGCGGCGGGCGGCCTCCTCCTCGGCCTGCTCGGGCGTCACGGCCAGACTTCCCGGGCGGCCCCGGCGTCGGCGTCGGTGAAGCCGTGCTCGTCCTCGAGCGCGGCGCGGGCGGCGCAGACCATGGTCCAGAGCATCCTCGGGTCGTCGATCGAGCCGATCAGCTCGACCTCGAACAGGTCGGGATCGTCCGGGGGCGCCAGGGCGACGAGATGGACGACGCCGTGGACGTGGCCGCGCTCCTGGAGCTGGCGCAGGTGCTCGAGAGCCTCAAGGTCGGCTGATGGCATGGGCGAACCTCCCTCTGGCGGGGTTGGAGCAGGTGTTTGGCGGTGAGGGCTGAGGCGGGCAGGAGGTTGCTCGCCGCTCAAGCGGGCGGGTTTTGTCCTCCTGAGAAGCGTGTGTTTCGGGGCATTAAGTTGCTCTCTTGGTGACCTCCGGTCTTTGGCACACCTAAATACGTCTTGTCGAGAGGAATTGCTGCGGAGCAGCAGCGGCGACGGAAGGGCCGGGGATGGTAAGCACGCTGGTGTCGCTGCTGGTCGGCCTCTTGATCCTGGGCCTGATCCTGTGGGTGATCAGGTACGCGGTGGGGGCGCTTGGCCTGCCGCCGATCATCACGACCGTGGCCACCGTGATCGTCGCCATCGTGGCGATCCTATGGCTGGTGCAGGTGCTCCTGGGCGGGGTCGGCGGGCTGGACCTGCCGCTGCGGACGCTGCGGTGAGCGCCTGGTTCGACCGGCTGGCGGCGGAAGTCTCCCGCTGGGCCGGCTCGGCCTGGGCGTGCGCCTTCGCGGTGGCGGTGGTGCTGGCATGGGCGGCGAGCGGCCCCTGGTTCGGCTGGTCCGACACCCATCAGCTGTACATAAATACCAGTACTACAATCTGCACGTTCATCATGGTTTTCTTGATTCAGAACACCACGAACCGCTCGACCGAGGCTCTGCAGATCAAGCTGGACGAGCTGCTGCGGGTGACCACGGCGCGGAATGAGCTCATGGACCTCGAGGACCGGCCGGAAGGCGAGCTCGAGGCGGCCAAGGCCGACGTGCGGCGCGCGCGGCGCTAAGCCTCCGCTGCTTCGTCCTGGACCAGCAGCCAGGTCCCGGCGTTGGAGACATAGCCGGCGCTCAGGGTGTCGCGCCACAGCTCGCCGTCGAGGCGCACCCGATCGCTCTGGTCGGTCGGGAAGGTGCCGGGCCTGGTGATCCAGCGGCCACCGTTGGCGCGCAGGATGCCGCTGACCTTGCAGCGCTCCTCGCGGCGATCCTCGCGCTTGCTGCGAAAGATCAGCTCGCGGCCGACCTGCAGCGCGCGCAACGGGAAGGCCGGCAGCAGCCGCTCCTCCTGGTCCTCGGGCGCGGGCGGCTGGGGGGCAAGGCGAACGACCTTCGACATGGCGGGCGGATCTCCTGACCTGAGGCTGGTTGGGAGCCTTTAAGATGCCCGGGTCCGGGCGGCAAGAGGAGGAGCGATGCCCCTGCAGCCCGATGACCCGCTGGCGCCGGAGGTCGACCGTCCGGGCATGGCCCTGCCGGCCGGGGAGGCCAGGGATCAGCTGACCGACGAGCAATTCCAGGGCACCGTGAAGGCGCTGGTGCAGCGGGCGCACGACTACGCCCAGGACGAGCTCCGCCCGGCGCTCGAGCACGCGTGGCACTACTTCAGGGGCGGCGTGGACGCGTTGCCGGCCAATCTCGTCGGCACGGATCCCAGCGGCCGGGAGCTGTTCGAGGGCAGCCAGGTCGTGGTCCGCGAATGCTGGGACAAGGTGCAGGCGATCGTGCCCGAGGTCGCCCGGGTGTTCTTGTCGAGCGACGAGGCGGTGGCGTTCCTGCCGCGCGGCCCGGAGGACGAGGACGCGGCCGAGCAGGCGACCGACGTCGTCAACCACCTGTTCCGGATCGAGAACGACGGCGAGGATCAGCTGCTCACCAGCCTTTACGACTGGTCCGTCAAGGCCACGGTCTGGAAGGTCTACCGCGAGGTCGAGGAGCGGGTCGAGACCTCGCAGTTCGAGGGCATCTCCGAGCTTGCGATCCAGAGCCTGGTCGAGCAGGCGCAGGCCGAGGGCTCGGAGGTGGTCGAGCTGATCGCCGAGGAGACCATGGCCCCGGCGCGGGTGGATGTGCCCCGGCCGCCGCCGATGCAGGGGCCGCCCGGAAATCTGGGGCCGCCTTCGCCCGAGATGCCGCCCGAGATGGCCGGAGCCATGCCGGGCGCTCCGCCACCCGGCCCGGAGGGTGCCCCGCCTGGTGTGCCCGCGGGACCGCCAGCCGGGCCGGGACCGGCGGGCATGCAGCCGCCGCCGCCGCCACCGGACCCGTTCCAGCAGGCCTTGCATCAGGCGCTCGGCATGGAGCCGCCCCTGGTGCCGGTCTCGGTGCCGTTGGCCAGCTTCAAGGGCCGGATCACCCGGCTGCAGCGCAGCAGCAGGATCCGCTGCGAGTGCCTGCCGCCGGAAGAGCTTTTGATCGATCCGGACGCCCGGGACGGCTCGCCGCCGCTGATCATCGGCAGCGACCGGTACCTCACGGTTTCCGACCTCGTCGCCATGGGCATCGAGATGGAGACGGCGCTCGAGCACGCGGGCGTGCGGCCGGACGATTACAGCGGCGTGCGGTTGGCGCGCACGCAGCGCACGGGAACCGCCGCCGCGTTGGCGCCCGGAACCGAGGATCGCTCGCTCGAGTACGTGCGGGTGGTCGAGGCCCTGGTGAGCATCGACAGCGACGGCGACGGGGTCACCGAGCGGCATCGGGTCTTGTGCCTCGGCGAGGGCTTCGAGCTGGTCTCCGTGACCCCCGGAGACGACTGCGAGTACATCGTCGCCAGCCCCTTCCGCCTGCCGCACGAGCCCGTGGGTCGCGGCATCGTCGAGGAGCTCACCGACCTGCAGGACGTCAAGACGTCCTTGGTCAGGGACTGGTTGAACAATTTCCGCAGGTCGAATCATCCTCGCGAGATCCTTCCATCCGAGGACATCGATGCCTACACCGACCTGAAAAGCTGGTTCGGCGGCCCGATCCGCGCGATGCGGCCGGAGGCCCTGGGCTGGCATCAGGTGCCGATGGTCGCCGACAAGGCGATGCCGCTCTTGCAAATGTTCGATCAGATCGCCGCGATGCGCACGGGGATTGATGCCGCTGGCGCCGGGCTCAACCCAGACGTGCTAAAGGGCCAGACCGCGGCGGGCGCCTCGGCGATCGTGTCCGCGCCGCAGAGCCGCATGGAGTTCCTGGTCCGCGAGTACGCGGTCCGCTGCATGCGGCCGTTGTTCAAGGCGTTGCTGCGGCTGACGGTGCAGTTCCCGGACCGGGCGAAGGTGATCCGGCTTAGGAACCGTTGGGTGGAATGCGATCCCCAAGCCTGGTCCGCGTCCTACGATTGCGAGCCGCGCGTCGGGCTGGGGACCGGGACCAAAGGCGAGCGCTTGCAGGCGCTGATGAGCATCGTCCAGCAGCAGCAGATGCTGATGCAGATCGGCAGCCCGCTGGTGACGCCGACCGAGCTTCGGAACAGCCTGGTGGAGATGTGCACGCTGTCGGGCCGGCGCGATGCCAGCCGCTACTTCCGCGACGTGACCGACGAGGAGCTGGCGATGCACGCGCAGCAGCAGCAGGCGGCGCAGCAGCAGGCGCTCCAGGCGGCGGCGCAGGCCGAGGCGATGAAGGAGGCTGCCAAGGCGCAGGCCACGGCTCAAGCGAAAGGTCAGGTCGACCTGCAGAAGGCCCAGCTCGATAACGCCTTGGCCGAGAAGGCTCAAGCGGCGCAGCTGGACAGCGACATGCGGCAGTTCCAGCTCAAGCAGGCGGCCGAGGAGCGCCGCGCCGTCCAGGACCAGGAGGCGCAGCGGCAGGCGGCCGAGCTTGCCGCCGCGATCGAGCGCGAGAAGCAGGAGGTGGCCCGGGAATCGGCCCGCATCAAGGCCGAGCAGGACGCCGCTGCGCAACGTTACGCGGCCGAGCTCAAGGCCGCCACCGACCGCGAGCAGACCGAGGCGACCCTGAAGGCGAAGATGGCCGAGCTTGAGATGCGGCGCAGCATCCGGCTCGAGGAGCTGGCGCAGGAGGCCGAGCTCGAGCGGCTGAAGATGAGGACCAAGGCCCGCGACGGTCAGGGTGATGTGCCGGCGTCCGAGAACCCGGCCTAGGCGGGCTCGACGAGCTCGAGCCGGGCCACGGCCTGCTTGCGCTCGTCGAGCGGCCCGATCCAATTGATTTGCGGGTGGACGCAGAAGCGGCCGTGCCCGAGGCGGATCAGGGCGCCGATCTCCGCGAGCCGGTTCATGGCGCGGCTGACTTCGGCGACCGTGGTGTTGGCGTCGTCGGCGATCTGCTCGCGCGAGGCCCTGATCTCGCGGCCGGCGCCGAACTCGGCGTAGGTCAGCGCGATGTTCCAGACGGCGATCGTGGCTCTCGGGCGCTCGCCGCGGGTGATCCGGCGGATGATCTCGCGGTGGCTGGTGGGGTTGGTCATGAAATACGCCCAGGGATCCGGTTCGACGTTCAACAGCAGCTCATTGAGCGCCGTCCGGACCCCCGGCGTCAAGCTGGCGTTAAGTAGGACCAACCGCAAAGCGCCCGCAAGTTGATCCCGGTCGCGACGGACGAGGCGTCGGATCTGGGCGGTCATTGACGTGTCGCTCCCTGTGGAGAAGCTGTTGGCGGGTTGTTCCCGGAGTGCCACCCCTGACACTTTTAATGTCAGCGGCGGCACTTTGGCGCAAGCCCATATAAGGAAGAATAAGATCTAAGAATCTTGAGGAGCCCCCCCGGCCTGTGGAGAACCCTATGCCGACCGGAAAAGAGGCCTTCCAAGACGGGTCGTGCTCCGGCGAGCCGCGGCGGATCCTCGTCAAGGGCACGGAACACGTGCTCATCGACCGCTTCGACCTCCCCCGCATCAACGACCTGATCCAGGTCGACAACCTCACCACCGGCCGACGGCAGCTCGAGGCCGACGACTGGCCGTTCGAGGGCTTCATGGACCTGCCGATGGAGGTGCGGCGCTAGGGCGCCGGCCTGATCCGCGGCCTTTCTCAACGCCACCGCAGCCTGGAGATGGGCCATGGCCAGTCCCGTTGTCGGCGTCCGCTCCTATCTCGCCAACCTGTTCGCCGGGGCCACGCGCGTCTCGACCGGGGCCAGCGGCGACGAGATCGTCGTCTTCCGCCGCGCCCGGCGCAACAAGCCCGTCGCGTACCGGATCCTGGCCAGCTCGTACGGCCTGGGTGCCAGCGGCAACCAGAGCATCAGCGGCAACCTCGCCGTCACCGGCACGTCCACCCTGACCGGCAACGTCACGGCGGGCGGCACGCTGGCCGTGACCGGCACCTCGGCGCACACCGGCAACGCCACGTTCGCCGGGACCCTGGCCGTGACCGGCACCTCGACGCTGACCGGCGCCGTCACCACCGGCGGCACGATCACCAGCCAGAGCTCCCTGGTCGTGACCAAGGCCAGCCGGCGCACGGACGCGGCGTTCCTGGCGCTGACCGACGCCGCGACGATCGCGGTCGACATGAGCGCGTCGTGGAATTTTGCCGTGACCCTGGGCGACAATAGAACCTTGGGCACGCCGACCGGCCTGCACGAGGGCCAGAGCGGCTGGATCCGGGTCACCCAGGACGGCGCCGGCAGCAGGACGCTGGCCTACAGCGCCGCCTGGACCTTCGGCATCGCCGGGGCGCCGACGCTCTCGACCGCCGCCGGCAAGGTCGACCTCATCCACTACGTCGTGACCGACGCGGCGACGCCCGTGATCCATGCCGTGTTCCACAAGGCCGCCTGAGCACCGGGCAACGGCGGGGAGCTGCTGATGGCGACCACGAACCAGCTTTGGGGCTTGGACGAGCCCGAGCCGGTCGATCCGGGCGCGCCGGGCATCGGCGGGCGCCTGGCGGAGCTCGTGCGCTACCTGCGCGGCGACGGTCCGGGCGTGCTCGACCAGATGACCGCCCAGCGCCAGCTCCTGCGCCAAAAGCTGGCCGGCGGGATGACCTATGCCGAGACCATGCGCGACCCGGAGCTCACCAACCTCGGCCTGGGGATCGCGAGCAACTTTGCCGGCGCCAGCATGCCGATGGCCACCCGCGGCATGACCCTGCCGCAGATGTGGCCGCTGCGCGAGGCGCCGGTCCCGGGCCTGACCAAGGGACCGGAGATGGCCAACCCGGTCACGCAGGCCTCGCAGGAGGCCTACAAGGCCCGCGCCGGCATCGCCAAGCCGCCGCTCGAGGGCAAGCTGCCGATGCCTGAGGACTATCTCCGGCGGGTCGCTGACCACATGGACGAGGCGCCGCACGCGCCGACCGATCCGGACGTGGCCGCCAGCTACCGGGCCATGATCGGCGAGACTGGCAAGCAGTTCGAGGCCTTGAAGGAAGCCGGCGTCCGCTTCGTCCCGTTCACGGGCAAGGGCGAGCCCTACGCCAGCTCCGCCCAGATGGCCGAGGATGTCGCCAAGAACAAGCGGCTGTATTTTCTGAAGACCGAGAACGCCTACGGCTCGGGGCAGAACCCATCCAACAACCCGATGCTCGGCGCCACCAAGTACCACGACCTCGAGGGCAACCCGATGGTCGCCAACGACCTGTTCCGGGTGATCCACGACTATTACGGTCACACGCCGCACGGCTTCCGCTTCGGCGGGCCGGGCGAATACAACGCCTTTCATGAGCACGCCAGAATGTTCAGCGACGAGGCGGTGCCGGCGCTGGCTTCGGAGACGCTCGGCCAGAACGCTTGGGTGAACTTCGGCAAGCATTTGCGCCGCGCCGACGGCTCGATCCCGAAGCCGGGCGACGTCGACTACGTGCCGCTGACCGAGCGCCCGTTCTCGGACCAGAAGATGGTCAAGATGCCCTGGGACCTGCTCAACGCCGACCCGGCCCGCGGCATCGGTCTGGGCCGCTGATGCCGATCGGCCTCGGCTGGCGCGAGGGCGGGATCCCGGAGCCGGAGCCCGGCGCGGAAGACTGGTGGAAGAACACGGCCTACCCGGTGCTCGGCGGCTTGTGGGACTGGGTCAAGGGCAACCCGGTCGAGGCCGCGTCGGCGTCGATGGTGCCGGGGGTGTCGGACGTCGCCGATATCGGTCTGCTCGGCCGCGACCTCTACCGCTTCGGCACGGAGCCTTCCCGCGAGACCGCGGTCAACCTGGGCCTGGGTGCCGCCGGGGCCGCGCTGCCGTTCGTCGGTGCTGGCTGGATCAAGGCCGCCGCGGGCTACGCGCCGCAGAAGACCCAGAAGGCCTACAAGCTGTTTGAGCAGCACCCCAAGGACCCGAACCTGCTGCTGCCGCTGTTCGTCGGTCGCGACCAGCCGATTCCCTTCGGCGAGTGGCTGATCGCCGAGGCCGGGCAGCCTGGCAGGGCCCCCGGCAAGGTCAAGAGCACGCTGGGCGATCTGGCGTACCGCCCTGGCTGGCACGCGGGCGACGTGCCGATCGCGACGCACATCGGCGGCAAGAGCGACCCGACGTTGAAGGCGCCGGACTACCGCCCCGACAAGCAGGTCTGGGCCGAGGTCGAGATGGCCGACGACCAGGACTGGCAGTCGGTCGCCAACGCCCGCGCCAGGATCACCAAGGCTGGGACGCCCGACCCGAAGACGGCGCACATCACCGATCAGGTGCCGCTCGAGGGCTACTACCGCTACAAGACCAACCCGAACATGACCGGCGAGTGGCTGATCGGCGGCAACATGCGGGTCAACCGCATCTTGAGCGACGAGGAGGTCGAGGCGGCCAACAAGGCCGCGGGCGTGTCCGACCTGCCGCGCCTGTCGAAGCTCAACCGTGGTGCTGACCTCGCCGAGGTGCCCGCCCTGGCCAAGACGGAGATGCGCCAGCTGGTCGGCGGCGGCGGCAGCCTCGAGGAAGCGCAGGGCCGGCTGCAGCAGCTGGGCCCGGGGCACGGCCTGCGGCGGAGCCCGACCCATCCGGGGGTCTACTTCACCGTGCGCGAGCCGCAAGCACCCGAGGTGGGCGCGGCTGCCGCTCCCACGAGCTCCGAGCCGGCCCACTTCGTGTTCAAGGCGGATCCGGCCACGTCCGAGACGGTCGAGCGGCTGGCCGGGCGGGTGACCTCCGGCGTCAACGATCGCGCCGGCCTCGGCAACAAGGGGCAGTACGTCTACGACAACAACAGCATCCTGCTGGACTCTTCTCTCTCGCCCGAGCAGCGCCACGACACGCTCACCCACGAGCTCGGCCACGCCATGGCCGCCAAGGGCGGTGTCGTCGACCCGCGCGGGCTCGCGTGGCAAGGAGCGCCGCCGGCCCAGGTGCTGGAGCAGATCCGCGCCCTGTCCGCCGGGCGCCGGCCGCACCTGTGGGGCAGCAACGAGGAGCTCGAGAACGCCTTCCCGCATTTGGGCGCGGCGGCGATCAGCAAGTACCGGGAGCGGCCCGACGAGCTCGCCGCCGATCTGGTCGCCAGCATGATCGCCGACCCGGCGAAGGCGAAGCAGGTCGGCCACGAGGCCTACCGCTGGGCCGCATCGAAGCTCAACGCGTCCGACCTCGGCAAGATCGCCCAGTTCCTGGGCGTGCCGCTGGCCATGGTCAGCGCCGCCCTGGCGCAGGCCTCGGGGCTCGAGCCGGAAGAGGCGCCGCCACCGCCCGCCACGGCCGGCGGCATCGGCCTGGGCCGGTGACCCTGGGCCTCGGGCGCACGCCCCTCGACGTGCAGCCGCTCGACGACGACGCGGCCTGGACGCGCCTGGTGGACGCGCTGCGGGATCGCGAGAGCGGCGGCGGCAAGCCGCTGGTGTCGAGGAAGGGCGCCTTGGGCTCGCTGCAGCTGATGCCCGGCACCGCCGACGACATGCTGAAGGCGCTCGGCCGGCGCGACGTCCTTGCCCTGCCGGCGCCGGAGCGACGCCACCGCGTGCGCTTCGATCGCACGCTCAACGAAGCGCTCGGGCAGGAATACCTCCGGCGCCAGCTGCGGGACTTCGGTGATCCGGTGCTGGCGCTTGCGGCCTACAACGGCGGGCCCGCCAACGTGAAGCGCTGGCTGAAGAAGAACGGCGATCCGCGCAAGGGCGAGGTCGATCTCGCGACCTGGATCGAGCGGATCCCCTTCGGCGAGACGCGCGCCTACGTCAAGACCGTGACCGCCAAGGCCGGCATGGCGCCGAAGCCGCCTCAGGCATTCCAGCCGGAAGGGCCGGCGGTGGAGCCGGTGGTGGCCTCGGCACCGGCGCCATGGCGGGCCGAGATGCCGTGGGGGGTCGCGGCGCTGGCACCGTCGCCGATCGCGGGACCAACGCCGTGGCGGGTCGAGCCGCTGCCGGTCACGGCACCCTTGCCGGTCACCAAGCCGCTGTTCCTGGCCGAGGACGATCCATTGGCGCGGCTGCTCGGCCGCAGGTGAGAGGAAACGACATGCCGCAGCCGATGCGCCGGACCATCCCGCGCCAGCTCGAGCTCCTGTCCAAGCGTGGCGACTGGCGCAGCGTCGCGCTGGTCGGCGTCGCGGACGGCGATGCCGCGACCTGGCTGACCCAGGTGGCGCCGCGCGCGCGGCTGACGATCGTCGCCACGTGGCCGGAGGAGGGCGTCCTGCGCGCGGCCAAGCTCGCGGGCCAGCAGCGCCAGCTGCGGCGCCTGGCGCGGGCCTATGGCGACCGGCTGACCTTCCTCGAGGCCGACCCGAAGGAAGCGCTCAAGGCGGTTGGCGACGACAAGTTCGACGCGGTGGCGCTCCTCGGCGGCCTCGAGGGCAAGGAGCTCGGCACCGTCGGCAAGCGCTGGGCGGAGCACGTCAACCAGGGCGGCATGCTGCTCGGCATCGATCATCGCGACAAGGCGACGGCGAGCGCGCTCAAGAAGCTGGCGCCGGAGCACCAGAAGCTGAAGGACGGCCTGTGGGCCGCCCGCATCCGCCGGCCGTCACCAGAAGGCGAGGAGCAGGGCGAGCCCGACCCGGTGCTGTCGGAGCCGCCGGCAATCGAGGGGCCCGAGCTCGAGGATCCGCCGATCGAGGAGACGGAGCCCGACCTTGAGGAGGATCCGCCGAGCGACGGCGAGCGCGATCTGGCCCTGGAGGCCGCCGAGCCCGAGCCCGAGCCCGCGCCGCCGGTGGTGAAGCGCACGCGCGGTCGGCCGCGGAAGGCCCCCTGATGGCCAGGATCGGCCTCGGCCCGAGCGGCCCCCCGGCGCCGGATCCGCGTGCTGAGGACTGGTGGCAGTCGGTCTACCCGACGCTGCGCTCCGCCTGGGACTGGACGCGCGGCAATCCTCTCGACGCCGCCAGCATGTCGATGGTCCCGGGCGTCTCCGATGTCGCCGACGTGGCGATAGCCGGCCGTGACATCGGCCGGTTCGCCCATCAGCCGAGCCGCGAGACGGCGCTCGATGCCGCGCTGTCGACCGCCGGGGCGGCGCTGCCGGTGCTCGGTGCCGCCACGGTCAAGCGCGCCGGCACGGTCGCAAGCAAGCTTGGGACCAGGGCGGCGATCGAGGGCCCGATCCCGATCTCGGCCGCGTCGTTCGCGAAGGAACCGGTGAAGCAGGAGATCGAGCGGCGCGTCTCCACGATGGAGGCGCCGTTCGACATCTCCGATCTGGGCCGGAGCAGCGGGCCGCAGGCCGAGCTGCCGCGCTACGATCCGCGCGCCGGCAAGGGCCGCGGCTTCCCGGCCCGGGTGCAGCGGCTCATGGGGAACAAGGACGTCTACGAGCAGATGAAGGGGTTCGTCGAGCGCGGCCTCGATATGAGCGGCCGCGAATGGTACGACACCCGGCCGCTCAAGGAGGCGTTCATCGAGCACTGGGGCCCGGAGGACGGGCCCGGAATGTTCACGCGCTACATGGACTACGTGGCCGCCTCGAGCCCGCGCTCGGACGTGGCCAGCAACATCAGGAACGCCAGCTACTATTACAGCCGCGACGTGCAGGGCAACCCGCTCACGGACGCGGAGGAGAAGCTGCCCTACCCCTACGGCCATCTGGCGCAGGGCCTGCACAAGCAGAACGCCGTTCGGGTCGGCGACCCGAATCAGGTGAGCTTCGATCCCAGGAACAACCCCAAGCCCTTGTCCTTCTCGGCCAACCTCCAGGGCAACCATTTGCCGGCCACGATCGATGCGCATGCGATCAAGCTGCCGGCGATGCTCGCGCGCGATCCCGAGTTCCTGATCCGGAACATCCGCGAGGAGGCGTTTGATCCGGTCACCGGGAAGAACAAGATCGATCCGGCGACAGGGAAGAAGGTCTACATCAACCGCAGCCCCTACAAGGAATTCAAGGCGGGCACGCTGTCGATGGACGATGCGGTCAAGGACCCGACCTTGTGGGAAGGCCAGCCGAACGAGAACGAGTACCTGGCGATGGAGCTCTATTACAAGCGCATCGCGGAGGAGCTCGGCATCACGCCCGCCCAGGCCCAGGCCGCGGCATGGGTCGGCGGTGGCCATCTCACCGGTCTGGAGAGCGCGGCCGAGCCGTTCATGGCGACCGTCAACAAGCGGCTCCAGCGCACCGCGGCGGTGCATGAGCTGCCGGTCGAGGAGACCACGCGCCGTTTCGTCAAGGGCGAGCTGCCGCTGTTGAGCGCGGCGCCGGTCGGCATCGGCCTCGGGCTGGGCGCCCGGACCTTGAGCCAGCTCGGCGCCGACGAGGAGCCCTACTAGGCCCCGGGGCTCGGCGGGCCCTGCTCCTCGAGCACCAGCTCCATGTTCACCAGCAGCCAGGACAGCGCCATCGCCGCCATCGGCGGGATCGGCCGCTGGCCGCTCTCCCAGCGCGCCACCGTGGAGCGCGACACGCCCAGCTCCTGCGCCAGATGCTCCTGCGGCCACGACAGGCGGTAGCGCAGGTCGATGAGCTCCTGAGCGGTCATGGTCAGCCCTCCTCGATCAGGTAGCGCTCGATCTCGGGCAGCGATGCGCCACAGTTACCGCCATCGGGGGGCCAGACGAGATAGTTGCCGCGGAGGTCGATTAGCCAATAGCCGTTGTAGTCGGCTGCCCGCGGGTCGCGGGTCCGGCTCTTGCGCAGGACCAGCTCCTGCCGTTGGGCCATCCGGCGCAGCCGGGTCTCGTAGCTCTTGTACTGCGTGCCGGTCATATTGTTGACGCGGTCGGCATCCGCCTGGTCGCGCTCGCGTTCGCGCTGCTCTTCGGCACTCTCTGCCGCCTCGATCAGACGGACGCCGATCCGCTCGACCGCCTGACGGATCTCCCAACCCGGGGCGCGCTCGCCGCCACCCTTGCGGACGTAGTCGAACTTGACCCCGTCGAAGTCGTAGTTGTCGAGGGCATCCTGGAACGCGTCGACCGTCGGTTCCTCGCCGAGCTCCTCGCGGAGCTCCCGCAGCGCCGTGCGCGCCATGCGCTCGATGATCCGCTCGTTGAGCCTCATCGCAACCTCCCGCGTTTGATGGCGCCGGAAGTGTTACCACAAGTGTCGCTGGAAGTCACGCTGGAAGCGTAACCCCGGCCGCGCACCCAAGGACATCCATGGACGACAACGAGAGGCTGCAGCTGGCGCGTCAGGCCGACGCGCTGTTGCAGAACCATGCCTGGCAGGCCGCCGTCGCGCGCCGCCGCCAGGCGCTCAAGGACATGTGGGAGGCGACGCCGCCGGCCGAGCTGGCCGAGCGCGAGCGCCTGTTCACCGAGCTTCGCGCCCTCGCGGGCGTCGAGGGGTCGCTGCGCTCGATCCTCATGGACGGGCAGGCGATCGAGCGTCGAACGACCCTTAGGAGAGTACGCACCCATGGCTGAGCCCTCCCCGGCCCCGGCTTCGGACCCGCCGCGCGGCATCAGCATGCATCAAGCGGCTGCCCTCTTGGATTCGCGGCAAGCGTCCGGGGCCTATGACCCGACACGCGCCTCTGCCGCCCCAGCTGCAGGCACGCCATCCGACCAGGCGCCAGAGCCCTCGGACGACGAGACCGTCGCTCCGACTCCAGGCGCGCCGAGCGAGACGCCCCGCCGTCCCGACGCCCCTGCACCCGACGACGAGGTCGATCCGGGCGAGGAGGAGGCCGAGGACGGCGAGCCTGAAGAGGAGGCCGAGCCGGAAGAGGAGACCGACGAGGCCTACCTTGAGGATGAGGACGGGACGAAAATCCCGGTCGCCGAAGCGCTGAGCACCTACAAGCGCTTCAAGGATCTTCAGGCACGCGTCACGCGCAAGGAGCAGGCCCTCGCTGAAGAGCGACGGCAGATCACCGGGCAAGTACGTGAGGTCGAGACCGCCCTGGCCCAGAAAGCCAGGGCGGCTCTGGAGAGCGAGCAGACCTACCAGACGAAGATCGCGGAGCTCGACACCTACCTGGCCGAGATCTCCCAGGGCCTGACGGGCGCCGACGAGCAGTGGAAGGGGGTCGACTGGACCAAGCTCAAGACCGAGCAGCCGGGCGAGTACCTCCTGCTGCGCGACGAGTGGCAGCGGCACCAGGACACCAAGCGCGAGGTCGAGACCCGGCGCCAGACCATCGCGCGCGAGCAGGCCGAGCACGAGCAGCGCACGCAGCAGCAGCAGCACGCCAAGCTGCAGCAGCACCTGCGCACCCGCTACGCGGACATGCTGGCCGATCCGCAAAAGACCCAGCGGGTGAGCGACGCGATGCTCGGGCTGGCGCACGAGCTCGGCTACAGCGACCAGGAAATCTCGCAGACGCTCGACACTCGGGCGTGGGATCTCTGGCACATGGCCGCTCAGTACAAGGTCATGATGCAGGAGCGTGACCGCGCCTTGCAGGGCCAGCCCAAGCGCCAGCTGGTCGAGGGCGGCGAGCTCGCCCCGCAGCGGGTCAAGATCGTCAAGCCGTCGGCCCCCAAGCCTCGGGCGCTCACGACCGAGAAGGCGCAGCTCGGCGGCGCCTACAGCGCGTTCCAGAAGGACCCGAGCCGCGAGAACGCGCTCAAGGCCCTGGAGGCCCGCCAGCGCTACAACGGCGCCGCCCGCACGCGCTAGATTTGGTCACTTAGCAGCTTTCCTCTCCTCCTCCTCCTCGACCTCGCGGGATGCCCACCCGCCGGGCCGGCGCAACGCCGTCCTAAGTCATCACCAGAAATACCCAAGGTAAACCACCGTGGCGACAGTTACCGGCACCCTTGTGACCAATGGGACGCAAACGCTCGTTGGCATGCGCGAAGATCTCGCGGAGTTTATTAGCAGAACAGATCCAGCTGAGACGCCATTCTATAGTTTCTGCGATGAGGGCACGGCCAAGAATTCACTTGCGCACGACTGGCAGACCGTCGATCTGCGCAACGCCCGCCGCGTCCCGAGGCCTGAGGGCGACACCGTCACCCTCGACACGCCGAAGAAGACAGTCAAGCTCAGCAACGCTTGCGAGATCATCCGTGGCGAGTATGGTATCTCGGGCACGGCGCAAGCGGTCGATACCGCTGGCGACACAGGCTCGATGAATTTTCAGCGGCTTCATTTTGGCATGGAGCTGCGCAAGGACGTCGAGTTCATGCTGCTCGGCCCGCAGAACAAGAAGGCGACCGACACGCGCGAGTCGGCCGGCATCCAGGCCTTTGCCGGGGTCTTCTCCTACGGCTCCGGCGCCACGACCCCTGGCACGGGCGCCAGCGCCGGCACGGTCGATGTCACGCAGGGCACCGCCCGTGACCTGACCATGGACATTCTCAACACAGGCCTAAGATCAGCCTGGACCGGCGGCGCCCGCACGTCAGTCATGTTCATGTCAAGCGCTCAAAAGATGGGCATCGACGAGGTTTTGCCGACCGATCAGCTGGCCACCGGCCAGTCTGATCTGTTGAAGGATGGCGTTCTTGTGGCCACGACAGTCGCGGTGTGGCGGTCAGCTTTTGGCGACGTTAAGTTTGTAATGGATCGTATCCTTGACGAAGGTGCAACCGACAGTGCTGGCGACCCGATTACTTGGGGAACCGGCGTGATAATTGGCGTCGATGAGCGCGGCACCTATCGCCCGAAGGTCTGCACCTTGCCGGGCCGCAAGTTCAAGACCGAGCCGCTGGGCAAAAGGGGCGACATCGATGAAGAGCTGGTCGTGTGGGAAGGCACGCTCGAGGTGCCGAACCCGGCGGCCATCGCCGTCATAGGCGGGTTGAACGACCCGACGGCGTGATCGGCCCGGCTGCCTGGCATCATGCTGGCGGCCACGCCTTCCGGGCCGATGAGCCGCCCCGGGATCCCGACCCCGGGGCGGCGCTCCCCTGCGGAGAACAGTGGAATGCACCGACGCAACCGCACGGCCGCGGTCGAGATCAGCGGCGACCGCATGGTGCGCCACCGGCCCGGCGGCAAGCAGATCTACCGCGTCTCGGGCGACGAGCTGCGCTGGGCCGTGGTCGAGTACGTGCCGCAGGATCTCACCGACCGGCTGGCCCGCTCGCGCAGCCTGGAGCTCAAGATGCCGCTCGGCGATCCCGAGAACGTCTGGATCAAGGTCGCCGAGTACCCGCTGACGTGGCTGAACGCCCAGGTGCCGATGAGCGCCTGGGACGACCGCAAGGCTATGGCGCGGCGGGTGGTCAACAACCGGGACTATCGCCGGCTTCGGGCGGACAGCGATACCAGGATGTGGTGAGCCATGGCGATCGGCACGTACAGCGAGCTCCAGGCGGCCTGCTCCTCCTTTGCCGGGGGGTCGTCCGACACGGCTTTTGCCGACGCCATCCGCACCTCGATCGCGCTCTGCGAGAGCGACATCGAGCGTCAGCTGCGAGCCCCCGAGCTCATCGTGCGGCGCACCGGCGTCGTGGGCTCGGCCTGGGAGGTCTTGCCCGACGACTTCATGAAGCTGATCAGCCTGTCCCTGATCTGCGACGATGCCGAGACGGTGCTCGCCCAGATCCCCGAGGACGCGGCGACCGCCTACGCGCTGCGCTATCCCTCGGGCACCCCGCGCTGGTTCGCGATCGTCGGCACCGAGCTGCGGCTGATCCCGGCGCCGGACGAGGACTGCACCGACTCCTTGCGGATGGTCTACTACAAGAAGGTGCCGCGCCTGTCCGACGATGCGCCGACCAACGATTTGCTGACCGCCTTCCCGGACCTGTACCTCTGGGGCAGCTTGAGCGTGCTCGGCGAGTACGTCGAGGACAGCGCCCGCCTCCCGCGGTTCGAGCAGCGGTTCCAGAACGCGATCAAAGCCGTCAACAAGATGAGCGTCCTGCGTGACGGGACCTTGGCGGGCTGATGGCCTGGTGCCTCGTCGAGCAGCCCGCCGCGACGGCCTGGAGCCTCGAGGCGGAGCCGGACGCCGCCGTCTGGGCCGAAGAGCGGGGCGACACCTTCTGGCCGACGGATGACGAGCTCTGGACGCCTTGGACCGACGGCAGCTGGTTCTTGGACCATGACGGCGCGTTCGTCGGCTGGACCGACTGGCCGCCGCCGTGGGGCCAGACGCCGCCGGCCGAGCCCTGCTCCTGCCTCGCCGACGGCGCCTACCTGACCGACGATGCGGGCAACCCGCTCACGGACGAGTCCGGCCTCATCCTGCTCTACGACTGACCGGGACCAGCATGGCCACATCGAAGCGCACCACCGACCTGCCGCTGGCGACGGCGCTGGTCGATATCCTCGGCCATGACGCCGACGGCCACACCAGCCGCGCGGACCTGACCGGGCTCGCGGCGGCCCTGGCCGGCACCTTGAGCAACGTCGAGCTCACCGCCAATGGCATCGCCGTGCGCTACGAGCTCGGGTTCGAGGTCGAGACGCCGCGCGCGGCGATCGTGGCGGTCGACGGCGTCGTTCAGCCGATCAGCACCTACACGGTGGCCGGCGGCTTCATCACCTTCAGCGAAGCGCCGCCCACGGGCGCCAAGCTCGACATCCGGGTGATCGGCGAGGCCGTGCCGGTCCTGCTCGGCGATACCTTCACCGCCTCCGGCACGGGCGCCGTGTCGCGGCTGATCCTGAACAAGCTTGCCGACGTCGTCAGCGTCAAGGACTTCGGCGCCTACGGCAACGGGGAGTACGACGACACCGTCGCCATCAACGCCGCGCTCGCGACGGGCAAGCCGGTGTTCTTCCCGGCTGGGGTGTACCGGTGCTCGAACGGCGTCGATCTGCCGGCCGGTGCCCGGCTGATCGGCTCAGGCGCGCCGAAGCTCGGCGTGTTCCCGCAGAGCACGGATGACAAGCGGTTCTTGCGGCCCGGCTACAAGGACCAGCTGCCGGGCACCACCCTGCTGTTCACCGGCACCGGCACCAAGACCACGACGACGCCCAGGGTCGACCGCTTCGCGTCCTTCACCTATTGCGTCCGGACCACGACCTCCGCCGCCGTGTCCCTCGAGGGCCTCGCCATCGTTATGGACATGGATGTCCTGGATGCCGACGGCGACCTGACCGAGACCACGACCGACAATCGGGCGGCTTACGATGTCGGCTACCTGTGCGGCGCGGATCGGAGCTACCATCGGGATCTGGTGATCTTCGGCTACTTCGCGAAGGCGGGGCTCGTCGTCCACGGCAGCAACCCCGACTACATCACCTTCGATGGCGGCTCGAGCTCGGGCGACATCGGCTGCGCCATCGTCGGCGACGGCACCAACGGCCTGTCGGGCACCCAGTTCTACGCCTGGGACTTCTTCGCCAACGACCACCACAGCCGCAGCATCATCACGAATCAATGGGGCACGACGGCGCTCTACATCGATGGCGCGGTCGCGGCCTCGCCACCGAACGCCGGCATCGGCGGGCACTTCTTCGTTGGCGGCTGCGTCCGGACCTACACCGACAACCCGTTGAGCTTCGACCACTGCAACTGCGCGGTCCTCACCGGCGTGGTGCTCGAGTGGCCGAACCTGCCGGGCTCGACCGGCGCCACCGTGGCGACCCCGCTCGCCACCTCGAGCACCTACGGTGTCAGCTTCGAGAACTGCCGCCATCTGGCGGCGATCGGGAGCGGCGGCATCTATGCCATGGCCAACGCGATGGGCGGGCCGTTCCTGCATGCCGATCCGCGCTACGGCGAGCTGGGTGTCGTCGGTGCCGGCGGCGGCGTCATGCTGCGCGGCGGCACCAGCGGGCAGCTGCCCCGCGTCCAGCTGACCACCGATGCCAACTCGAGCACCACCGGCTGGCAGCTGGTCTACGACACCGGCAACAGCGACATCCTGGACTTCCGCAACGCCGGCACAAGTCGTTTCAGCCTCGCCACGGCCGGCGGGCTGCAGAAGGCCGGTTTCGCGCATGGTGGAACCAAGACCATCGCGAGCGGGTCGATCGCCGCCGGCAGCTACAATTATTACAGCGTCGACACGGAAGCCTCGGCGTCGACCGACGACCTGGACACGATCTCCGGCGGCGTCTACGACGGCCAGCTTCTGCTGCTCCGGGCCGCCAACTCAAGCCGTGATGTCGTCTGCAAGGACGGCACGGGCAACCTGAGGTTGGTCGGCGATCTCACCCTGACGCACGCCCAGAACCGGCTGCTGCTGGCCTTCGACGGGACCAACTGGGTCGAGGTCTCGCGGTCGGAGAGCACCAGCGCCTCGGCCGGCGGGCCGGTCTCGGTCAAGGATTTCGGCGCGGCCGGCAACGGCACGACGGACGACACGACCGCGTTCATCAACGCCCTGGCCAGCGGCGCCAAGACGGTCTTCGCCCCGGCCGGGGTCTACAAGCTCACCCAGACCTTGTCCCTGCCCCAGGGCGTGACCCTTGAGGGCGAGGGTGTCGACGAGTGGGAGCCCATCTACCCGACCAGGGCCAAGAAGTGGGGCGGCACGGTCCTGCTGTTCGCCGGCACCGGGACGCGGGCCACCACCTTCGCCGGGGTCACCAGCATGCGCCACGGCGGCGGCTGGCGGGTCGACGGGGCGGACACGCGCAAGCTCACCTCCTTCTATAATGCCGATGCCTCGGGCACGACCGCGGCGACGCAGCGGACCTTCAGCGTCGCCGTCCGCAACGCCACCGGCGCCTACTATTGCGGGCTGCGGAACTTGCGGATCGCCAACTGGTCCGGTGCCGACGGCATGTCGGGGCACAGCGACACCGGCTCCGGCTCGCTCGGCGACAGCTGGGACATTGGCCTGCTGCTGGACAACACGGAATATTTTCTGGCCGAGAACATCCAGGTCGTGGGCACCTGGAGGGAATACGGCCTGCTCGACATCGCCACGGCGATCACCGAGAGCCGGTCGGAGCGCAACCACATCCGCCGCGCCAAGCTCCAGGGCCGGGTGGGGCTCGGCATCCGTAGCACGGATCGCTGGGCGGTCACCGCGACGACGGGCACGACCGTCGATGTTCGTTGGTCGGAGGAGCACTACTGGGCCGCCACCGGGTCGTTCCGCGGCCAGGACGGCGTCACCTACGCCTACACCGGGCGGAGCTTCGCCGGCTCGACCTTGACGCTCACGGGCGTGACGCCGGACCCGAGCGCGCTCACCCAGGTGCGCCATGCCGGCACTGGGTTCGGCAACACGGAGTTCCACGACGCCTATCTCTACGGGCTCGATCACGTCTCGGGCTCGCTCGCGTCCAGCCTCAGCGTCGCCGACAGCAAGCCGCTCGAGGTGTCCGGCTTCCCGCTGCGGGGCATCAAGTTTCGCAACGTGAAGTGCCACACGCGCGAGCCGGTCATCGCGCATCTGCACGACGCCCAGGACATGACGTTCCTCGACCCGCAGTTCGAGGGCGGCGGCAAGCTCATCGCGTCGCCGGTCTCGACCGAGGCGTCCGGCTGGGCGGCGGCGGCCTGCGGCGAGACCCGCAACCTCGTGACGCTGGGCGACAACAGCCTGGACGAGCAGACCCTGACGCTGTTGACGCCGCGCTCCGGCTTCGTCCAGGGGCTGCAGGCGGGGCTGCGCGCCGACCTGACCGGCGACTTCACCCTGACCTCGCTGCGCTCCGACCGCGACACGGTGATCAAGACCCATTCGAGCCAGAACTTCTACGTCAAGAAATCGACCGGCAGCGGCGTTTTCCGGGTCACCGACACCGGCAACGTCCTGGTCGAGGGCGGCGGCCAGTTCTCGCTGACCGGCGGCAGCGGCATCATGAACGTGGATGCTTCCGCGACCTTCGCCCTGAGGCAGTCGAGCACGACGCGGCTGCAGATGTTCTCCACCGGCAACTTCGCCCCGGGCAGCGACAACGCGCTGAACTTTGGCGTGCAGGCGACGCGCTGGGCCAATGTCTACGGCACGAACTTCAGGCCGGGCGCCGGCACCGCGACCTGGACCAGCGGCACCGGCACGCCCGAGGGCAGCGTGACGGCCACGGTCGGCTCACTTTTCACGCGAACAGATGGCGGGGCTAGCACAACCTTATATTGCAAAGAATCGGGCAGTGGCAACACCGGTTGGATCGCCAAATAATGCCCGTGATCCCGCTCGGCCCCTGGCGGCCCGACACGGCCGGGTTCGTCAACAATTCCGGCCAGCTCAACGACATGAGGAACGCCATCCCGGTGCAGGGCGGCTGGCAGCCGCAGCGTTCGCTCGGGGCGCTGTCCGAGCAGACCATCGCGACGCCGGTGCAGGGCGTCCAGGTCGCGACCCGGACCAACGGCGGCCTCGAGCTGTTCGTCGCCGCCAACGGGTCGATCCACCGCGTCCCGAGCCGGACGGGCGCGCTCGAGGCCGCCGGCTCGGGCTTCGCGGCCTCGGCAAGCGACCGCTGGCGGTTCGTCCAGTTCGGCGACCTGCTGCTCGCCACCAACTTCGCCGATGACCTCCAGGCCTACGACCTGACTTCCGGCGGTAGCTTCGGCGATCTCCACGCGAGCGCGCCGCGCGCGAAGTACATCGCGATCGTGCGCGACTTCCCGGTGGTCGCCCACACGTACGACTCGGTTGACCTCACGGACGCCTACCGCGTTAGATGGCCGGGCTTCGTCAATGGTGTCGTCGACCCTACCAGCTGGGCCTACAGCCTGACGACCCAGGCCGACTTTCAGCGCGTGAGCGACATCGGCCAAATAACCGGCCTGACCGGCGGCGAGATCGGCACCGTGGTCGGGCAACAGGGCCTGTGCCGCATGTCCTACGGCGGCTCGGCGCTGTTCTCGTTCGAAGTCGTCGAGCGCCGGATCGGCTGCCGGGTGCCGAACTCCGTGGTTCAATATAGACAAGGAACGTATTTCTGGTCCCCGGACGGCTGGCACGTCTTTGACGGGTCTGCAGTCAGTCCGATCGGCAACGAGAAGATCGATCGCTTCTTCCACGAAGACTTCGACGAGGGTTCCGCGGAATTGATGTGGGCGGTGGCCGAGGACGGCCGCGGCCACGTCGTCTGGGCCTACCCCGGCCAGGGGCATGGCGGGCGCTGCAACCGGATGCTGCGCTTCGCGCCCGAGCTCGGCGAGTGGGCGGTCACGGACGTCGTCCTCGACGGCTTAGGCCCCGGCAAAAGCTTCGGCGCCTCCCTCGACGACTCGATGTTCGACAACCTCGACGAGTGGGGGTCGCTCGACGATCCCGGCTTGTGGCTGGAGCTGCCGCAGACGGTGGCGGTCGCGGACGGCACGGTGCAGGCCTTCATCGGCTCGCCGATGGATGCCTTTTTCCAGACCGGCTTGCTGATGCTCAACCAGGACGGCCGGTTCCTGCTCAACCGGGCCTTCGTGCTGCACGACCGCGGCTATCCCGCGATGCGGATCGGCATGGGCGAGCGGCTCGACGCCGGCACCATGACCTGGCTCGAGCCGATCGAGCAGCAGAGCGACGGCTACATGCGCGTGCGCTGTCCCGGGCGCACGCACATGGCCGAGCTTTACCTTTACGGCGACTGGGTCAGGGCGCAAGGCATCGACCTGCGCGGCGCGCCGATCGGCACCCGCTGATGCCATTCCCGTCCCGCTACCGTCTGCCGACGCCGCAGATCAGCGGCCCGGAGCTGGCCCGGATCGTGGCCGACATGCGGGTGGGCCGCCTCGACGTCGGCAGCGAGATCACCCTCGAGAGCGCCGCGACAACGACGGTCGTGCGCTCCAGCACCATCGGGCCGGACACGATCCCGGTCCTGGTGCCGACCACCTCGACCGGGGCCGCGCTCAAATGGTGGCTGTCGTCCCGCGACAAGGGCGAGCTGACGCTGGGCCACGACGCCCCCGCGGGCGACGAGCCGTTCCTCCTCCTGCTGATCGGGTGACACGATGGGCCTGTTCGATTTCCTGAGCGACGGCGGCTCAGAGGTGCAGAAGGCCGACCTGCCGGGCTATCTCGAGCGCCCGACCAAAGGCATCGCCAACAACGTCTGGGATCTGCTGCGCGCCGGCAGGGACAACGGCGGGATGAACGCCACCCAGCAGCAGGCGCTGCAGGGCATGATCGCCCAGGCGCAGCAGCCGTCGGGCCTCGCGAGCGGCGCCAGCAACTGGCTCACCGGGCTGCTCCAGGGCGGCAGCGGCCTCAACCAGCAGCAGGCGGGGCTCGCCGGCCAGCTCACCGCCGGCCAGGTCGTGAACCCGGCCATGGCGGAGACGGCCAGGATCGCCCAGGGCGGCGATCTCGGCAAGAATCCCTATCTCAACGCACAGTATCAGCAAGGCGCCCAGCAGCTCACCGACCAGTTCAAGAACACCGTCGTGCCGGGCCTCGACAACAGCTTCGCGAGCTCAGGCCGGCTCGGCTCCGGGGCCTACGCGCAGCTGCGCAACCAGACCGAGAAGGGCCTCGCCCAAGGCCTCGGCGACCTCGCCACCAACATCTACGGCGGCGCCTACGCGACCGATCGCGCCAACCAGATGAGCGCTTTGAACCAGTGGCAAGGCCTCGGCCAGAACGCCATCGGCAACCAGCTCTCGGGCGCCAACCTCTTCGGGACCGGGCAGCAGAACCTGTTCTCGGCCGTCGGCGCGGCACCCGGCGCGCAGAACCTCAACTTCGACCAGCTCAATCGCATGTACCAGGCGGGGACCATCCAGCAGCAGGCGCCCTGGCAGCTGTACCAGAACGCGGCTGGGATCATCGGCGGCCTCCCGGGCTCGCAGAACCAGACCACGCAGCAGCGGCAGAACCCGGTCACCGGCGCGATCAACTTGGGTGCCTCGGCGGCAGGCGCCTTCATGGGGTCCGACGTCCGGCTCAAGACCGACATCGTCCGGGTCGGCGCCACGCCGCTCGGGATCCCGGTCTACCTCTTCCGCTACCACTGGGACGATCCGGGCACCCTGCGCTTCGGCGTGATGGCGCAGGAGGTGCTGCCGGTCCTGCCGGAGGCGGTGGCGCAGCTATCTAGCGGCTATCTAGCTGTCGACTACGGAAGGATCCGCTGATGGACCCGCAGCAGCTGGCGATGATCCTGCAGTCGCTGCCGCCGGAGCAGCGCCTGCAGATGCAGGCCGCGCTCGGTGGCATGGCCCCTCAACCGACGGCGCTGCCCGCTCAGGGCGGCGGCCTGGCCGCGATCCTCGCCTCCTTGGGCGGTGGCGGCCAGGGCATGGGCCAGATGCGCAACACCCCGGGCGTGATGACGAACCGGCACGGCCAGCCGCTCAGCGCCAACGCGGCGGGCTTCGTCGGCGCCGGACAGGCGGCGAACGCTCCCGACGCCTGGAAGATGACGCCCGCGCAGGCGCTGACCGGCGCGCTCGGCGGCTACTCGCAGGGCAAGCGGCAGCAGACCGCCGGGCTGCAGCAGCAGCAGCAGGGCCAGTCGGGTTTGATGAACATCCTCAAGATGCTGCAGGGCCAGCAGTCCTACGGCACGGGCGGCTACGCCCAGACGCCGGTCCTCGGCCCGGGCGGACGCATGGGCGGGGGCGTGTAGGATGCCGTTCCCGCCGACCCCGAACCCGCTGTGGCGATGGCTCTCGCCCGAGAAGCAGGAGGAGCTCCTGCGCCTGCAGCAGGGGCTGCCGCCGGCCCCGCCGTCGCAGATCCGGGTGACCGAGCTGGCGCCGCCGACACCGGGCCTGGCGCCGTCGCCGGGATCGCCGCCGCCGACGGCCGGGCCCGCCGCGTCGCCGGGGCGCAGCCTGCTGGGCATGACGCCCGAGCGCTATCAGCAGATGGCCGCGCAGGTCGACACGCTGTTCAATCCGGCATCCTTGCGCGGCCCTCTCACCGACGACGAGAAGGCCGACGTGCGCCGCGCCGGCTGGGCCGGGGTCGCGCAGGGCGCGGCGCAGACGCGCTGGAACGCCACGCCTGCCCAGGCGCTCGCCAATGCCTTCGCGGGCTACTCCGGCGGCGCCTACCAGGGCCGGGCGGACATCCGTGAGCAGCGCAAGGAGGATGCGGAGCTCGCCAGCAAGGGCCTCGAGGCGAGGCTCAAGCTCGAGGAGTACGTGCGCAAGCAGGCGGGCCGGGCGCAGATGGAGGCGCTGATCGACCGCGACCCGCAGCTCAAGGCGCTCTACGCCGCCGACCCGGAGGGCGTCAGCAAGGCGCTCACCGAGCAGATGCTGCAGACCAAGGACCGTTACGTCATCGGTCGCAACGGCGAGGTGCTGGACAAGTACACAGGCGAGCTCAAGGCCGGGCCGGGTATGGTCAGGCCGGACACGCAGCTCGGCAAGCTGTACGCCGAGCTGGGCGCCATGGCGCCGGACGACCCGCGCCGGCCGGCGTATCTCGCCGCGATCCAGAAGGAGGTCACCGCCAGCGGCGGCAGCACCACCTACCGCCAGCTCACGCCCGAGGAGCTCAAGGCGGCCGGCTACCGCGAGGGCGCGGTCGTCTATCGCGGCACCGACGGCAAGGACATCGTCACCCAGCAGGCCGGCGACGTGAAGGATGATCCGAAGTTCAAGCAGAGCACCGACCTCCGGACCTCGTTCGAGGCGCTGACCAAGGAGGCGCGCATCATCGTGCCGGCCTTCGGCAAGATGGAATCGGCGTTCGCCCAGGACAGCAAGAGCGGCGACGTCGCGGCGCTGTTCGCGTTCATGAAGATGCTCGACCCGACCTCGGTGGTGCGCGAGAGCGAGTTCGCCACCGCCGGACAGGCGGGCAGCCTGCCCGATCAGGTCCAGGCCTACTGGAACAAGTTCACCGGCCAGGGCCGGCTGACCCCGGCGCAGCGCGCCGAGATCCTCAGCGCCGGTCGCTCGCAGCTGGCCCCGTACAAGCGGGCCTACGACGAGACCGCGGAGAACTACCGGGCGCTGGCCGCGCGCTTCGGCCTCAAGCCCGAGGACGTCGTTCCGACATTGACCTGGCCTGAGATCGCGGCGCCGAAGCCGCCCCCCGCCGCCGGTCCCGACATCGATGCGATCGTCAACGAAGAGCTGGGGCTGACGGGGGACTGATGCCGGAGATCAAGGAGATCCTGACGCCGGACCAGATCCGGCAGCTGAAGCTCGACCTCGAGCAGCTGAAGAGCGACGGCTACGGCGAGGCGGAGCTGCGCGACTACGTCAAAGGCTTCAAGGACGGGTTCGTCAGCAACAGCCCGGTCGGGCTGGCGGGCAACTTCGCCAACGGCCTGCTGCTCGGCTACGGCGACGAGGCCAAGGGCGGCTTGCGCAGCCTGTTCTCGGGCCAGTCGCGCCTCTACGAGACCGCGCGCGCCCGCGCGCAGATCAGCCGCTCGCGCCAGGCGCATCCCGTGGCCAGCCTGGGCGCGGAGGTCGCCGGCGCCACGACGGCGGGCAACAT